ATATTCATATCCCATCTCTTCACAGAACTTGACTACCTTGTGAAGGAGACCAACGTAGATTTCTCCACTAGACTGGTTGAACAATCTAATCTTTCCATCCCAATACTTGCTCCTGTATTGTGGCATAAACTTTGCCCCAGGAACTTCAAACGTAAAAGTATCAGACAGTTCCATGTACACATGGGGTTCTGCCTTAATTCGTAGATATACTTCGTTCTTTTTGGAAATGGAAACAGTGTTCATCAGAAACCTCGTTGGAAGTTCTGCCACTCAATAGCGTTCTTGATTTGGTAGGTTCTGTTGTTAATTTGTTTCAGAATACTCTCAAGATAATTGAGCATGGCATCATGATAGTCAATCTTCAGACGAATCTTAGATAGTTGTTCGTCTGCGTCTAAATGGTAGTTAAGAGAATCTTTCTCTCTTACTTTGTATGGAAAGGGGTCGTCTTCATAGACTTCTGGATCTGCCTTTCCGTTATAATAATTTCTGCGTTCAAGGTATTTGGTTTTATAAGTTTGTTCTTCCTTCTTTTTCATCAGAAGAACTGTATTATATAGTTCGTGATATTTGGCGTGTAATCTGGGAACCTTGATTGATTCGTCGTGGAGATTGTCTGGGTCAAGGATGGAGTCTTTCGACCACATCTCATTAATAATGTCTAGATTCATGAAGTAGTGGAGACTGTTTCAATATTATAAATGGTATATTTGAATGTAGCTGTTGCCGTTATTGTTTGATAATCAGTGTTTGTTGCATCAAATTGAAGTCCAGAGAGAGTATATGGAAACAATCCATTAAACTTCACTCTTGCAATACTATTGAACTGATTGTTCAATACTACTAGAGTACCATCACTATACTGACGATCCATGTCTTGAACACCATCTGGATCAGTCACCAGATCTTTGAAATCCTGAATGCTATTTGGAAAACCTAGTCCCCTCATCCAGTTATGCACTGTGAGATAGTTTTCCATTTTTTCATCTACAATGAACTGTAGAGTCAGATCCTCAAAAACTAATCTGTCACCAGCAAGTGGCAACTCTTTCAAATAGTTGGGTGCGTTGACTGTTCCAAGTGTCAGACCAGGCAGATTGGCAGTATTGGAAAAGAAATCTACCTTTGGGAATCTGGCAAGCGTAAAATTAAATCCTACATTGGATAGGTAATTTCTATTTTGAATTTGCCTATCAAAAGGATCTCTTCTAGGAGCAGCCATGATTTGCCATAGTTTACTAGTCTATTTATTGGCATAAAAAAGAGGAGTCCTAAGACTCCCCAACACTTCCTTCACACGGATTACTATTATATCACATTAGAATACTCCTGCAAACACGCTTACAAGATGTTTCGTTGATGGAATCGCATTCAATCAGACACTCATAATAGTCATTGATTTTTTGCTGTTCCAGATCGGATTCATCTACATCGGTTTCTACATGCCTCCATTCGTCTAACTGGGCTCTTGATAATAGATTGTGCATTTCAAACTCCTTTTTGTGGACAATAACAAAGGAAGTTCATTTACTGCATTGGACTATTCCCAATTCTGTATTATATAGTCTACTTTGTGTTAATTCACTAACATTTGTGTCATTGTTACATAAAGACAAAAAAAGAGACCCTTTCGGGTCTCAATGTTAAGTATGTGAAATATGGATCACATAAGGTTGGCAACCTTGACTCTCTGGTAGTAACGGTTGACACCAGGATAGACACGACCCAGACCTTGGTTATCGACATTGCCTTCAGCGAAGGGGTTGGAGATAAGACCATAACGGGTCTTAAAGCCAATCTTGGGCTGGAAGGTGTTCTCACCAACGGCACGAACCATCTGCAGGGGAACGTAGGGGCAGTAGAAGAGACCAGCATCATAGGGGCTGGAACCTTTGTAACCGACAACGTAGTACTGGTTAGCAGCACTGTTAGCAGCAAATGGGTCAATGTAGACTCTGTACTTACCGTTGATAGTACCAGCAAAGGTGTTGCCAGTGTCATCAACGTTCAGGTTTGCGTTCAGAGCAGGGGTGTAATCAAGTACACCAGCCATGGTCAGAGCGGAAGCAACATCAGCAGAAGTCAGGATGATGTTACCCTTCCCTCTACGAGTTCTTTGTGCGATGCGGTTGGCATCTCTCTCGATCTGGAACAGAAGTCCTTTGAACTTCTCAACGGACCAACGACCGTTGGAGTCAACGTCGAGGTCAAATGTACCTGCGGTGGCAACGTTTGCCTGAGCACCGTTCTCAGCAACCTTATAGATGGTTCTGATGACTTCACGGTTGATCTCAGCAAGAATCTCAGTGCTGAGGATGTTTGCCAGTTCGGCTTCGGCATTCAGACCGTGGATAGCACGAAGGTCTTGTGCCAGTTCCAGGGAGTATTCTGCCTTCAGAGCACGGGACTTAGCAGTAACGGTAACTTTCTCGATCGAGAAAGCCATCTGGTTGAAGTCTTCGTTGGTGCCGTCGCCCAGAGCTTCAGCATCACCAGTCTCCATGCCTTGACCGACATTGTACTGAGTACCAATGCCTGTGGTTGTACCAGTACCAGACAGAACCGAAGGATTGGTTCCACGCTGATCACCAGTTGTACCGAAACCAACCAACTCACCGTCAAGAACTTGACCAGAGTAGTTACCACCAGTTCTGCCAGAAGCAAAGTCTCTGGTGGAGGAGAATGCGGTATCGGGCTCGTCGAACAGAGCTTCGGTGCCACTCTGAGTGGAGTAGCGGGAACGCATTGCGAAGATCAGTCCAGTGGGACCGTTCATTGGTTGAACACCAGCCAGGTCATAAGCAACCAGGTTGGGCATAGAACGTCTGATCAGGGAGATCAGAACGGGGTCGAAACCAGCAACAGGACCTGCGGCAGCGGAATCAGCACCGAAACCACCAGAAGCACCAGCAGCGTTAGCAACGTTGGTGGGAGCCTCAGTCAGCATTCCACCGTTTTCGAAGGCAGACTGCTCACGCAGGAATCTCTCTTGGTTTTCGAGCAGAACGGCAGTAACAGCCTTTCTGTGGGAATCTTTAATAGGATCGCAGGACTCTGCATTAAGCAGAGGACCCCACTTCTCCATAAGTTTTTCGGAATTAAACATTGTTCTCCTTAAGGATTTAAGTTTGTGGTTTACAATTTATAATCAGTTATTCATCGACAGGGCTCTCATGTAAGCAGCCATGGCATCAGAGGAAACCTCTGGCTCAGGATCACTTACACCCTCCGACAAAGTTTCAGAAGATTTTACGTCTGTGCTCTTAGAAGTTGGGAAATACGACTCTCTAAGAGTTTCTAACTTACCACGGTATTCTTCTTCACCCGCAAACTCAACACCTTCAGCCAGAGAAGCAAGCTTTTCCTTCTGTGTATCAGCCAGACCTTCAGTTACCTTACCGAAAATTCCTTCGGCAGTAGCTTCAGCCAGTCTGTTAGTAAGGGAAATATTCTTCTCAACTTGCAGGTTGAGTTTTCCTTCCATTTCATCAAGTTTATCTACCATGCTCTCAAGAACATCATACTTATCATCAGGGATAGTTACATAATGATCTTCAAAGAGACCCTTCATTCCTTGCAGGAACGATTCGGTCATTTCGGTCTTCAGACCATGCTCAACTTCGATGGCATTCTCAGTAAGCCACTCATCAGCGACATACTCCAGATATGAATCGAGTCTTTCGACGAGCTCTGCCTTAACCGATTCGAGATTCTCAGAAAGAGTTTTCTCGTACTCAGCAGCAAGAGCTTCTTGGATTTCACTGACCTTAGCAGTCAGAGCAGCTTCGAAAATTGTCTTTGCCTTTTCTTGGAACTCTTCACTGAGTTCCTCACCACCGAACAGAGCAGCAAGATCTTCCTCAACATTCAGTTGGGGTTCTTCTTGTGTTTCTTCGGCTTCCGCAACAACCTCTTGACCTTCCTCAGCCTCGGTCTCCTCAGCATACTTAGGAGCCTTAGGCATTGGTTCTGCAGGCTTAGCACCCTTATTTACGATGTCCTTTACTGTTGCCAGTGAAGGAGCCTTAAGGGCAGCCGACATATCATCGGGCTTGTAGTTTTCAGGGGTTGGACCTCCAAGATCTTCAACTGTGCCTTGGGCAGCAGTATAAGAAGCTTTCTTAGATGCATCCATTGGTTCAGCGGCTTTCGCACCCCTAGTTACGGGATTTTCCATTTCTTGTAAATCTTTACCAGCGGACATTTTTCGATTTCTCCGATTGATTGATCTAGTGATAATCTGTATTTATTTATTATTTCAAAGATTTGATAAGAACTGATTGAACAGATTTAACTTCTGTTCTTCCAGTCTTTTCTGATCAACGAGAGTGTTGATCGTCTTATATGTTTTTTCTGCGAGTTTTTCACGGAGAATTCCTCCATCCCAAACCCACTCTTTTCCTTCCATAATTCCGTTGACAAATGCATCGGGTGCGGAAGGATCGGCAACGATATCAGCAGCAGTTGCTAACATGAAATCTTCACCGACAACCTTGATACCATTACGATCTTCTTTCAGAGAACCAAGTCCTCTAGAAGAAACACCAAGTTTGACACCTTCATCAAGAAGAGACTTGGCAATGCTACCCATAGGAGTAGAGAGGATTTGCGCTCTACCAATAAAATTGGAACCTTCTTGTCTCAGAGAAGTAATCTTGTGCGAAACACGATCGAGATTGATGGTGGGACCATCGGGATGACCGAGTTCACCAAGAGCACGACCTTTGCCAACAAACTGTTCGTTATAACGACCAACTTCTTTGGCAAGAGTCTGGGAAGGATACATTCTTCCATTACGATTCTTGATGTCTCCTTGCAGGAATACACCTTCAATATAGAGGTTCTTTTTACCGTTGCGTTGTTCAACGATAACCTCTACTTGTTCGATTTCTTCTCTGATAAGTTCCATTTTTTTATGCGGTAAATCCTACTTTTGCTGCTCTAACATTAGCACTCAGTGCATAAACACAATGAGTTGGTCTCTTTTCAAGATATTCGACAGCACCCGATGGTAATGTCATTGAACCAATGCCCGTGCCGCTTCTTGTTTCTACAACATAAACAGTGTGGGATGAAGAACCATCATTGTTAATTAAACGAACAACAGTAGCCTCACTAAGGCTAGATGCTGTTCCAGTTGTTGTGGGGAGAGCAATTTCATCCCCTAAAAGCAAAGTTCTTGCCATTAGTTTTCTTCCTGTGTTTCGATCTCAACGGTTTCTTCTTCAGTCTCAGTCTCTCCACCAAAGAGAGAATTAGCAACCACGGGTCTCAAAGCATCGACTCTTTCAGCAGCTTTGCTGTAAAGAGCATCTTTGATTTTGTCACTAATTTCAGACGCAGAAGAATCAGTGGCAATAAGGTCAATAACGTCTTCCATTTTTAAAAATACTATTGTCTAACGATTATTTATATGACGCCAACATCCAGATCAGTATCCGTCATATCGTTTCCTCTTTGACGGAGATTTTCTTCTGGTGGTTGTTGACCCATGGGATCCATTCCAGGTTCCATTTCAAGCATCTGCTCATTAGGATCTGGAATAATTCCTCTTTCAATTTCATCCTCAATTTGAGCATCAATCTCAAGAATTTCTTGATCCTTCTGCTGCAGAACTTTTCTGCGGACATACTCTGTAGAGTAGTATCTACCGACATAAGGTTCTACTTGGGCAAGAAGAGCGAGTCTTCCTTCCATCAATTCTTTTTCTTTGAGTTCAGCAAAATGATTATCATAGAGATAATCGAACTGAATATGCTCAGACATTGTTTCCCAATCTTCGGGAGTAACAATATTCTTAAGCAAAAGTTGAGTCTTCAGCATATCAAGGAATACATTGCTGAATCTCTTGCGAAGTCTTCCTACAAACTTACTGAATGAAAGTTCGTCACGCAGAATTTCAGAAGAACGTCCAAGGTTGAAACCATCACCAGAACCAGGCATTCTAGATTCGGGAACACCCAGAGATCTATAAAGTTTCTTCTGGAAATATTCGATATCAGAGAGTTCACCTAAGTTCTGACCACCAGGCAGAGTTGTGATTTCTGTGCCACGACCACCTTCTCTTCTAGGAAGCCAGAAGTCTTCCAGCATGGACATGTATTTTTTATCGTCACGAATTTCACCAGTGTTGGCATTATAGACAAGCTTGTTGCGATAACGATTCATTACGTCACGCAGATATTGCTCTGCCTTTACCTTAGGAAGATTACCAACATCGATGTAGAAGATTCTACGCTCAGGTGCTCTACTCAAACGATAGATGACCAGAGAGTCTTCAATCATTCTAAGTTGATTGAGAGACTTGATTGCTTTCTGCAAATAAGAAAGAACAGAGTGACGATTTCTATCTACCAGACCAGATGTGCAATATGTGATAGCGTCTTTTGCAATCTTAACTCCTTTGGTTCCACCACCATAACTTGGAACTGTGGTTGGATAGTTAATCTTAGGAGTATACATGAAATACTCTTCCATCTCAGGAAAAATCACTCTTTGATTTTCTGAGACTTGAGTATTGTTAAACAGATCAGATCTATCTTTGTTCTTATCTTTTTCTTTTCTGATATAACGCATCTTCAATGCGTCAATATATCTTACTTCTTGAATACCGTCTTGTGGTCTCTTTAAGTCAATTACCTTATGATAATAGATTCTACCATCAACATACCAGTTGCGGAAAATTTCATGTGCCTTCTTATCAAAATCTAGAAGGTCTTTGATGTGTTTGAATTCTTTGCGAATTTTATCTTTGATACCATCACTAGCATTGAGATTGTTAAGATCAATCTCAACAGGAGAATCATCAAGGTCACTAACAATAGCCTCGTTAACTACGTTTTCAATTGCTTGGTCGCACTCTGGATGGAGTGCCATTTCACGATATCTACGAATGAGTTCATACTCACTTTTGTAGACACCTTCGAGGTCAATCGACTGACTACCAAAAGCGGTAGAGACGTAAAAATCAGCCCCGTCCTCGTTTGTCGGAGGGACGGGACTGACTATACCTTTAGATTTATCCTCGTTGTCCTCAATAGAGAAACCAAAGAGCCTAGCCATATTAAAGTGTGCGTTCTATTCTCCTATTTATCAGGCAATAGTACCACCGTTTCCAATAGCCTCCCACCACTGAACCTGAAGTTCAACGGTGAACTCTTCGATAGCATCAGTGTTATCGTAAGAAAGTTCAATAGCAGAGACGTTTGTTGGCCAAATTCCGTGGAACTGATAGCTTCTGAGAATGGGTTGATCAACACCACTTTCTTGAGCACCAGCACCACCACTTACAGGAGCACGTCCAAGTTGGTGAACAATCGCATCAGTCTGATAATCCAGGGGATCTGTGTTACCAGCATTGGTGGATACCTGAGCAATAGAGTTCATCCATCTTTCGAAGGAACCTCTGAGAGCAAAGTCGGTATCGTTGATGATTGTAACAGTCCAAACATCAAACGTTCTATCACCAGCAATCTTGAGGTTGCGTCCTCTAAAAGGAATGGTGATTGGTGTTACTGTAGAAGCAGGAAGGTTTGCACCTTTGACCAGGAATCTTGCTTTAGTGTCAAGGTCATTAACACTAGGATCGACTACATCTTCTGGGAAAGTCAGAACAACCTCAAACAGATTAGGTCTGGCGATACCGCCAGACAATCTGCTCTTAAATCTATCAATAGTTCGATCAGCTGTCTTCGGGGGATTTTGTTGTTGAATTAAGTCCGCCATCGGTTTGTTACCTCTTTAAATTATACGCCGAGAACTTCGTCAAAGCTGACACCCGTGCGAGTGGCAACGAAGGTCAGACCGATGAAGTTGATGGAACGATTTGGTTTGATGTAGATATCGGCAACAAATTCATTGTTATCGATCACTGCAGCAGTATTATTCGTCTCATCACACTTGACTACGAAGTCAGTGATGCCTCGTTTCGATTGAACGTCACGGAGGAAAGGTTCAACGATGCTAACAAAGTTTGTTCTTGTAATCTCATCGTTGAATTCGAACATCTGATCTCTGGCAGCAGCAGAAATTGCTCTTTCCAGATAGATAAACAAACGACGAACGTTGATTCTATCAAAGGCAGATGCTCTTGCGAGTCCAGTCTTATCACCAAACAGAACAATACCAGATCCTGGTGAGAAGATTACTGGGTTAATTCTGTTGCTATACAGGACATCTCTCTGTGTCTTGGATGGATTGTATGCCAACTTAACAGCATTGAGAATCGCACCTCTTGCGGTTCCAGCAGGTGAGAACCATGGGAAGTTATTGATGTCATTTCTGGCACATGTACCAGCAATGTCTCCGTTCAGTGGAATGTAACGGAAAGTAGCACCGAATCTATCATAGGTGTACTTGTAACTGCTATCAAATACCGCATAAGAAGATGAGGTGATAGCAGAATAGAAGTCAATCAGACTATCAGTAATAGAAGAAGCAGATCTGAGAGAGACTACGTTATCTGTCTCAGCAAGGAATGTTCCTCTATTAGGAGAAATGAATGCAACTACATCCTTTCTCTCTTCAGCAACCGCAATCAATTTGTTAGCGATTGACTGAGTTTCTTCCTTAGACTTTCCACCAGAACCCATCAACAAGTAATCAATGTTAAAGGTGTCTGGATTTTCAAATGTGTCGTAACCAGTTGCGATATCACCTGCAGTGGCACTCAGTGAACCAGTGCTTCCAATTCCTGCCTTACCACCGTAGTCAAGACCATTTTGGAATGTCTTGGTAGCATTACCGATACAATCAAAAGTAACGCTTCCAGCATCTTGATCCCAACCACCACTAGCAGCAGGGTCGAATCCTGTGGTTGCAACACCAGCAGCAAATCCACTGGTCGTTACACCCGCAGGTTGACTACCACCAAAGAGGTTCTCAGAGTTAAACTGCAACCATGTTCTCCAATAAGAAGAAGACCCAGCAGAGAACTCAGCATCTTTTGCCTTAGAAAGACCCAGATGCTTTTCTAACAGTGTGCCAGCATTTCCGCTGACTTTACCAAGATCATCATATACTACGACATGAACTTCGTCATTCTTAGCATTGCGATCTGCACCGTAGGCAGTTGTAGTTGGTCTATCTGCAACTCTATTCCATTTGATGTTCTGACCCGACAGGGTAATTTCCTGTTGATCGAACCAGTCTTGTCTTCCAGTGTAACTAGCGATTCCAAGTTCGGTTCCTGCAGAACTATGAATAACCAGACCACTGTCATATGCTAGTGTTGTTCCAACTCCAACAGAAGCAAATCTATAAACACCACCAGGTGTGTAGCTAACAGCAGTTTGAACACCAGCAGCAGAAACGTGGTGTGTGAGTTTTACTCCAATGCTGGTTCCATTGTCTTCGGTAACGATACCCTTAAAGTATCCGTCGAGAGCAGAAGTAGTTCCAACACCAGCGATAATTGTTCCTGCAGGAACTGCCTGAGTAACTCCATATCCCAATTGGATATCTGTTCCAGCATATCCAGTCAGAATTTGATCTGCCTTACCGTCGATGTAAGCAACCTTAAGTCCGTTAGACCAAGATCCAGGGTTTTTGGCAGCAAATGTGATACCAGGGATAGTGTTTACGTCATATCCCTTGTTTACATAATCGTCTCCACTCTTAACCTTAAGAGTAGAACCTACACCGACGACTCCATTTGTCATGGAAGAATCGTCTGATCTTACTACTTGTAATACCCCACCATAAGCGAGATAAGATGAAGCAGTGTACCAATACTCGTAGTGGTTATCGGTAGCGTAGGGTTCACCGAAATTGTTAAGCAGGTCTGCTTCAGTTTCGACTAATGTTGGAATTTCTACTGGTCCTTTTTCAAATGGGGCTACGATTCCCGCAGCCTTATCGGAAGTTGGATCGACCCTACCAGAAGTTAGGTCTACTTCCCTTACGACAATACCAGGAGATGCTAAGTTCAGCGGCATCTTTCTCTCCTTATGAAATCCAAATAATGCTAGAGTTATTTAGATTTTTAAGCTGTTCAAGTGGGGAAACAATGCACGAACAACCTACCAGTCAGGATACTCCCATTTATCCAAAACTTCATTTGTCATTCTACTAGCAACCACTCTTATGATAGTACATTCCTTACATTCATAAGAATACGCAGAAGGACCACTGCTTCTTCTAGTCTTATAGTAATCAGAAACTAAGTCTTTCATCTTACCGCAAGACCTACACTTTCTACTTTGAAATATTAAGTGCTCTAAAGAAAACTCTTCATCAAAATCCATCAATGATATTCCCACATATATGACATGTCACCATATTCAGCACCAGAACTCCATCTGGTTCCCTCGCTGTCTACAAAACCAGCATCATCATGTATGCCATCATTTAGGAATCCAAATGGTGCCATGTCTTGTTCAATCTGATTCTTCTGATCCTCATAGATTCTTTTACGAACATCCTGTTCAGTCATCTCTTTGAAGTAGTCTTGTGCTACCAACCAAGAGAATATGACAAGGCACATTGCTAAGTCATCATGGCAACCCTCTTCTGCCATGAATGTATTCTTTCTTTGTACAAAGGTTGTCAACTCTGCAATAATATCATAGTCACATGTTGCCAACTTGTCATCTTCCAACAGTGTCTTTAGGTTAGAACAACCCAACTTCTTAACTGCAGATGTCATTCTGACACCAAGTTGAGACTTCTTACCAGAGAATCCAGAACCAACAATCTGACCAGCACGTCCACGCATCGAACACATCAATACGTTCTCATACTCAAGATCAAAGAATAGGATAGATGCTACCTGGTCACCAATATCATTGACTTCGATTAATGTGTAAGCCCAGTTATATGCCTTTGCAATGTCATGAATAATGCTAGGAAATAGCATCGGTTTAATTTCATTATTCTTATACTTTGCTACTACTCTGTAAGGAAAGTCGGTGATATCAAATACAATAAAAGCGGAATAGTCACCATCAATTCCTCTCGCAGTATCCACCGTAATGATGTAGTTATGATCTTCGATTGGATTTTCATAAATGTCTAACCCAGCATTTTTCTTGATGGGGTCATTATAGACAAGAGTTTTCAGTTTTGCTACACTGATTAATGTATCAACAGAACCAAGGAATTCGCATTCAAACTCAACACGGAACTGTTCTGCTGAAGTGTTAGCAATGGTCTGCTTCTTCCACTTCGCATTCCTTCCAGGAACCTCTGACCAGTGAACCTCTGTTGCCACATATTCATTTCTATCCCGTTCGGCATCATGCCACATACGGTAGAAATGATTCATACCATGTGGCGTTGAAACGATGATGACTTTTGTGCTTTTACCAGAAGTAATAGTAGGATAAACAGATGCAAAGAACGAGTCTGCAATATGGTTTGGAACGAAAGCGAACTCGTCGAGGAAGATGATATTAAACGACATGCCTCGGACAGCACTCGCAGATGTAGAAGCTGCCAGTATCTTACTGCCATTCTCTAACTCCAAACTACCCTTGTTCCAGGCTATGATACCCTGTTGCATCCATTTAGGCAAGTTTTCATAAGCAGTTTGTAATCTACCGAGAAGTTCTCTAGCAGTTGCCGCTTTGTTTGCGAGGATACCGATATTTACATTGTCATTGAATACCGCATAATGTAAAAGGTAAGACACACAGGTGGTAGACTTACCAGTCTGTCGTGGCATCTTGCAGATATTGAATCTGTTGTTGTGAAAGTTCCTGATTAATTTCTTCTGGAACTTGTACATATTAAATGGTACAAGACCTTCATCCAGAGAAACAATCTTTACATAATTCTCTGCAAAATATACGGGATCTTTTTTACACTTAATAAATTCGGCAACTTGTTCTTTGGTAAATTCAATCGGCGTATTTGCTTTTTTTAGATTAGGATTACCAAGATAAATGCTATCACTCATAATAAATTACCTTTGTTCAATCCAGTTAAGTACCGCAAGTGCTGCTTTGTTGGTGTTAGGAGAGGCACAAGCAAGGGTGTAAGTGTCGCTGATTGTACCAATACCAGATCTTCCAAGTTGCAATGCTGCTTTATCATCAACATCAACCAAAGAGGCACCACCAGCAATGGTAAATCCTGAGAGAAGTGCTTGTCCTCCAGTGAGCGCAGTTGCTGTAGTATCATATTGCATAAAGGAGTTTGGATCTGGATGATCTTCCCAATCCGCACCAGTCAAAGTTGCATTCTCCAAAAGTCTCCAATAGACATTCGTGTTATCGTTCGTTACTGCCTGTAGAGACCTCAGTAACATAACTGCCTGAAGTTCATCTGTTTTAAGACGCAAACTGATGATTGGATAGAAAGTGTTTGCGAGAGACATCGTTGTTCCAGTGATGTCATTTGAGATACTCAACAAAGCACCAAGTTTTTCTGGTTCACCTTCTTGGATCAGAGAGTTAGATCCCTGATAAAGATAATGAGTTCCAGCAACACCAGTTACATTCTCAATCTCACAACGAATTGGGAGGAATGGACTTCTACACCAAACTAAATCATTGACATTTGAGTTCTCAAATTCATGGCTAACAATAGTCTCATTTTTCATTAACCAATTAAATGTTACACCACCTGCACCATACCATTCATAGTTAATGGAAATCATCTGCTGTTTTGTAGCATCAGCAGTTACACCAGTGTATCCATTACCATCAAACTTTTCACCATTCCAGTTTTCTCTGGTTACTCTTGTTTCTGTAGTGATACCAGATGCACTGCTACGAATTACATAAGAATATGTTCCTCCATCATCCTCAAAGTAAGCACCATCAGTCTCATTAAACAATCCGAATCTTCTGCGAATACCGACTTGTGGTGTTTCTAGACGAATTGCAAATGCAAGAGTTGCTGGTCTACCAGGAATGTATCTCATTACCTGTTTAGTCTGTCTGACAACCTTACTACCAGTAGTAGAGCCAACTTCCATAACCACATTACTGGAAGAGGCATTATGAGTAGCAGTTCCAACACCAACTACACTCTCATCCCAAACATCAGTCTCCTTACCATACTGGAAAGTATTGAAAAAAACTGTTTGGAAGGGAGCGACCTTTAATCTGTTATTGTCAGAAAACTGAGGTCTCCAGTCTGTCTGGTTTCCCCAGTGATCTGCGATATTATAAACCTCAAAGAGACTTCTCTCTTGATTCAAGAAGTCTTGAGTTTGTTTATTCCACTGAGCCATTAGTCACTCCAGGTTAGTTTTTCTGGTTGATACCTTGAAGAACTTTTGATTCTGTTAGATTGTACACCAGGATAAATGTTATGAACAATTGCTCCAGGATACTCACCCTGAATGTGTTCTGCCAAATCACTTTTGCTCATCATGCTACCTTCTACTTCTAGACGGTAGATTTTGCCTTCCCAGACAACATCGGCAAAGAAAGACTCTTGTGCCTGTTCTGGTTGAGAACCACCCATGACGATGGTTCCATTGAAGTCACCGTTGATGGTGATGCTTTCTTTGAGAAACTCGTTAAACTTTTTCATATCAGCAGTTCCACGCTCTAAGGGACTTATTGATTCTGCTATTGGGATCGTTAGCAGTCTTCTTGCTGGTAAGTTTTTTCTTCATACCAGACATTCTTGCACAGAAGGATCTCTTACGAGGACCACCTTTGGGTTGAGGTGGTTTCAGATCACTACCAGGATTCTCTGCTTCATAGGACTTACGTCCTTTCTCATTGAGACCACCTTCTTTGTTCTGCCCCTCTTTCTTTGTCCAGGCAGCAGATTCACTGGTTTGTTTCTTCGCATTCTTTTCCCAGTATTCTGGTCCATAAGAACACTCAGATTTTGTCTCCATCTTTTCGCACTTAGGGCAATATCTCTTCTCGGCACTTTCTTCAACAAATTCTTTTACAGACTTGATTCTAGTGCTTTGAGCAGTTTTGGTCATTGTTCCACTATGAAGTCTTTTATTACCAACACCAGGAATAAACTCCCCAAGCTCACCCTTTGCTTTATCGTTATGATCAGTGTCTCCATCAACATCAGTATCAATTCTCTTAACTGCCTTTGATACCAGTTTTTTCAAATTTTTAGAGGGAACTTCATGAGGAGTATGTGCTGATGCGTGAATTTCATTAATATTAACTTCTTCATTAGTTACATAATCAGCAGCAGTGTCTGCATAATCCGCAGCCTTGGTTAGTTTTGATTGAACCCAGGCTTTCAGATTTCCCTCACCTTTTTTACCCATTTTCTTCTCAAGTCTATTAGCAGCATTCTTCATTGTTGCAAGTTGGCGACGTGCCATTTCAAACTCATGATCACCTTCTTTTTCTTCTTTTGCCATCTTGGTGGCAGTGGCATACATCACGGACTTATAATCATCACCATAACGTGCTTTGAAATCCTTAGCAGATTTCTTCATACCCTTCACATACTTTTCCTTATCTTTCTCTTCACCTTTACTTAGAGATCTCTCTTCAATTGCTTCCTCACCAACGGGAACACAGTTAGGAACCATACGGTTGCCTTTCTTTTTTAAACCCTTAGCGGTATATCCCTTCCAGCACTTTTCATCAAGTGCTTCTTCCTTGTTCAGTTTTGGAAGTTCTGCAGTCTTGCCAAGTTTTCTCTTAGCAGCATCTCTTTCACCACCGACACCACGTTGCATCAGTGCTCTCATTTTTTCTCTTCTCTGCTTTACCTTATGTGCAGAAGAGTCAATCGTCATGTTGGTCTCTTCGGTTTTCACGTTGATTGCCTTCCCTTTTCTATCTGGATTTGGATCTTCACGATTCTTACGACGAAATGCTGCTTCCTCTTCATCCTTGGAGAGAGCACGCTTCATTTTACTGGAACCACACTTTGGTTTAGTGGTTTGCCCTGGTTGCTTGGCACATGGTTTTCCTGCGTATTTGCCACCCAGTTGAACCCAACCAGGCTTGCCATCAGAAGACTTACTCTTGCCAAACCAGTCACGCAGAGAAGAATCACCACTTTTGTTTTCATTCAATGCCATTGTCTGCAACAGGGTAGTATAACTTATTTATTTCTTTTCGTCCATTAGACCTTGCTTAATGAGTTTTTGCAACTCGGCAGTGGTTCCAACAATCAAAGCATTATTGGTTACATGAGATGGACCTTTCTTATCCTCTGCATTCAAATCTTTCAATTTTTTCTGCAAATCAATCAGTTTATCCGTCGCATCAGAAACATTTTTGATCAACTGCCCAGCAACTTCATATGCTCTGGGTGAGTTAGTTTCTTGTGCCAACTCCATCACACCATCTAGAGTTTCCTGTCCTTTCTCAATAATAGAATACAATTGACCTCTACTATATTGATAGTCCTTATCAATATCAGTTTTAGTTAATCTATCAGGTTTTTCTTTCTTAACTGGTGTGGACTCTACAGTCTCACTTGTTATATCCAAAGCTTCATCAATACCATCATATCCAGACATAATCAAATATCCTCTTGTTTAGTGGGACTGTATTTCTTGGAGTCTTGGAAGAATTCGAATGTCTCTGAGAATCCAAAATCATCTGCAGGATCAGCATCAATTGGATCGGGAACTGCAGTGTATCTTTGCTCCCTCTTGGCAACCGTTTGATCTGTATTTGTATACATATCGACTTGAACTTTTCTGATGAGTCCATCGGAGGAATCTGCGATAGGACCAAACAGATAAGTTTTTGCGGTGAAATCAAAGGTATAGATCAATGACCTTCTGCTTGTAAAGTCACCTTCATAGTCATCTTGCATGTTGATATTGTTCAACACGACAGGAATATCTTTCTTCTCACCAATAGCGGAAACTAAATCAACTGTAAGATTAAAAGATGGTTGAAAGTATGGGAGAATCTGCTCTGTAATTTGAAGAGCGTCATCATTCAACTTGCAGAAAGCAGCGAGTTGAAAATTAATGTTATATGGAACAGGATGATAAACTTGTCTAATACCACCACCGTCTGCGGCAACGGCTTTAAAAGTTTTAGTTACAGTGGTTTTCCTAGTAGGATCATATGAAATGCCAGTCATCTCAAATGACATTCTTGGCAAAGTGATTGCAACTGGTTTGCTGAGTTCTGCCTGCTGTTGAATCTTGGCAAGAAACTTTTGCATTGGAGCATATGCCAATGGCACCTTGATATCATCAATAACGGTTCCACTATCATTTCGTTTTTTGATGTGGATGTTATTGAAAAGAGTGCCGAAGGAAACAATGGTCCTTCTAATAATTTCGTGATAATAGTATGTTCCTAACATTAGAAGTCACCAAATGGATTAGTTTCACTGAAGTCTAAAATACTCAAACCCTCAGATTCAAATTCATCATTCTGATCAAATGGTGCGTCTTCATCATAATCGTTGAAAGAAGCAACTTTCCATCTAGCAGAAGATGCAGCTCCAATAATTGCCTCACCAACTTGGAACCTTCCACTATTTATCCCAACCTTAAGAATCTTTGTATCAGCATTCCAATCTCTTACCTTAGCGGTTACAGAAGAAGCCTGTCCAACGATATTTTCGTTATACTGGAAGTTATTCTCTATCAAAGCTCCATCTTCACCAATTCTCAATACATTAATGGTGGGTGCTGCGGTATATCCAAATCCAGTATCAGAGAACAAAACATTTGTAAGAACTCCATCAACAACAGTGGGTTCTACTCTTGCTTGAGAGATTCCTATACCTGACCCAATAGCAATAATTGGTGTGTTGAAATAGTTACTTCCACCATTAGTAACACGAATGGAAGTAATACCAGTATTTGTAATAACAGAAGTGGCAGCTGCTCCAGATCCATATACACCTTGACCACCAGGTGAGGTATTCGCAATACTCGTGATCGTTACAGTTGGTGGAACAGTATATCCAAATCCAGGATTCGATATCAGAATTCTGTCGATAGAATGAACACCTTTTCTTACTGTAGTGATAGCAACTGCCTCAGCAGTTGATCCTGGTAGAAGCGCAGGTGAAGTTTCAATAGTAACTGTTGGTACTTGAGTATATCCAGCACCATCATCAGTCAGAACGATTTTCTGTAGAATACCTGTTCTTCCAAAGTTATCAATTCTACAGGTAGCGGTTACACCTTGACCAACAAGAGTAAGTTCTGTGATATATCCGATTTCTTTAATTTCATCATCGATAACGTCAATACTTGTATCGATGTCTTCACCTTCATACTGGAAGAGTTCACACTCTAATTTGTATGTGTAGTTTGTTCCAAGTTGGTAGAATGGTTGCTCATGTTCTACTCTTTTGATTTCAAATAATCTCTCACCAAGTGGAAAATAAACCAAGTCTCCCTCTCTTGGTCTGCTATCAATAAGCATCTGACTATCATCAACCTCTGCCATAAAAGGTTGAATAAATTCTTCAAATCTTTCTTTAGAAAGAGTCAAAGTAACTTCATTTTGAAGATTGATTCCAAACTTCGTCATGATGTCAGATCCAGGAGCGTATCCCTCAAAGTTTTCAAGGTACGCTTCAATAGCAAAGTTATCATCGAACTTGGAAGTCTCGATTTCTCTAATAATATTATCTTTGCCAAGAACTTTTCTAGGAATATAGTAAATCTCTATCCCATATGTCTTTAGATGTTCATTGATCAGATCTTGTAAAAGATACTGTTCGTTGGCAGAGCCTTGCAAAAAGAATGGATTAAGTGCCATTATCCGATAAGATCAAGGGGAGGAATTTCGTATTCTGAGAGCATTCTATTCTTGATGTCCAGAATTTCTCTTTCGGCATCGTCGTAGATTTCTCTACCATTAAGTTCAATACCACCAGGAAGTTTTGCTCCCTTGAACTTGATGAGGTTCTGACCCCACTGTCTCTTAATCAAAGCAGTTAGATATAACTTTACGAAAGAGTCGTTATATACGTTAGTAAAATCATCTGGATTAATAATTCTGTAGCAATCCAATACAATGTAATCACCAGACACAGCACTTGCCCAGTCGATGTCCATGTACAATCTATTTTGTCTCTTATTAAATCTTAATTGCTTATCAGTTGTCAGAAGGAAGTCAATATCTTCAAGATAACTCTTTGTCATTGCATAGGAAAGAAGACCCTGATATCCAAGGTCAAATGCAATGTCATTCAAGAATAACTGATACTTGACACTGAACATTCCATTGGAAATAGAACTGGAGTCAAATTTAAATACTTTTTCGATTCCAATAATCGAATCTGGAACTTGAATATAGTTACCGTTTTCGTACCAAGTGAAATTAGTCGTTACACCAACAGCAGTCTCGCTTGAAATACCTGTTCCACCAGGACCAGCTCTTCCACGGTCTTTGTCTTCTTCAGTAATTTGATACTTTAAGAAAGTTCTTACAACACCATCAAAATGCCTTTCATGAAACAACTGAAGAGCGTCGTCTACGGCATCATCAATCTGTTCATCGGCAACGTTGATTTCCAGAACAGGGGCACCAAGTTTTCTAAGACAATAATCAATGAGTGATTGTCTACTATTCGGTTTTGCCATCAGAAGGAGCCTCCGTCAAATACGTCTGTCCACACTGGAACACCAGATGCGTTAGTTGTGAGAAGATAATTAGAAGTTGTAATACCACTAGTTGTCGCACCACTGCTGACGATTAATCCGTCACCATCAAAGAATGCGATTCCATTAGGACCATTGTAATCACCAGAATCATAATAAATGCCATCCGTTGCGGAAAGGAATCCGACAATGTTGACGTGAGTGCTGATGGCAACATTGCTACCAATCTCAGAGTTTAGAGTCAGAGCACCCGTCTTGCTATTTATTGTGTTATTGCTAGCAGAACCAATCTCGATGTTAGCTGCTGTTGTAATACCAGAGACTTGTAATGTGTCAGTCTCAGTATGACCTGTTACATCAATACCATCAGCAGTGGTTTCAAATGTCTTGGTGTTGTCGTAGTAGAGTTCTACCGCTCCATCTGTAATGAATTTAGCTTTAGTTTCGGCACCATTTATATTGCCAATAATTACTTCACTATCTCCCCAGATGTTTAGATTTCCAGGTCCAATATCTTGAATAACAGATCCAACTGCAGGATCTGAAGAATGATAAATCTGTAAATCTATATCATCACCAAAAGTTAATTTGAAATCATCAATAATTTCAACTGAATTTTGGAATGTAGAAGCAGCAGAAACAAGAACACCGCCAGTAATCGTTACACCATGAGTAGTGGTTTCAAATTTCTTGACGTTATCAAAGTAAAGATCTACTGAACTATTCTTGTTAAATTGTCCATATACTTCATTACCACCAACATCAGTAATCCTTACATCGGAATCTCCCTGAAGGAAAAGAACACCAGTTCCTTCATCTCTAATGACTGAGTGTGATCCATTATGGAAGATTTTTAAGTCATCAGAGTTACCAAAGTTCAGAACATCGTTGTCACCGAAGTAAACATTATCTTGGAATGTGGCAATACCAGAGAACGTGAAGTTGGTAGCAAAACCAGAACTAATGTTGATGGTATCAAACTCACCGAGAGGAGAATCGACTTGAGTGAGAGTAGCAATTCCACTGGCATTGATGTTTTCAACTAGAGTGTCACCGACAACATCCAGTCTAGATCTTGGTGAGGCTGTTCCAATTCCAAGGTTTTGGTTGTTATCCAACCGCATTCCCTCAGTGCCATCAGTATTGAATCTGATAGTTCCGTCAGAACCAGAATCATCAAGAGCGATCGAAGTATCACCTCTTTGGAAAGCATCAATCTGAACGACCTGTGCCGTCAAGATACCAACAATATTCACATCACCGATAATATTAACCTCACCAGAACCAGCTGGGTTGATGTTTAGATCACCAGAAAGTGTCTCAATGTTGTTTCCAGAAATCGTGACGTTTCCGAACTGACCACTAGTTGGTGTGATAACACTGCTGTTAGTGCCATCAGTAATCGTCAGGGAAGAAAGTGCTTGAAGACTTGTTACCTGGTTGGTAAAGGATACTGTTCCGTTTTCTTGGTCAACGAAGAATGCTTCACCAACTCTGAAGTCACCTTTGTGGTCAATACTGACATAGGAAACTTCACCGTTGTTCAGTTCTGTAACTTCGTTTGCTTGAATAGCAAGGTTGGGATCGTTAGAGAAATCTCCACCAGAACCGATGAAGTTGAAATTAACTGCGAAGAATCTCAGAGTAACACCGTCACCATCAGCGACGACACCCTTCTGACCATACTCAAGAGCACAACCAACAGAACGCATGTCAGCACCAAACTGACTAAAGTCTGCCAATGTGAATTTGGTTGCGGTTCCGATTCCACCACCAGCTTGAGTAATGCGGATATCCTGATTGACGATGATGTCATCAGACGTAGTGGTTACACCAGCAGCACCATTGAAGTGAAGGAGAACAGAGGTATCTCTATCACCCAGAAGTTCTGCTACTGGAGCAGTAAAGTTTGATGTATACTTGCTGACATCTTTTTCAACTCTGAACTCATCAATGTATCCCTTATAAGCACCTGTAGCACCGTCATATTCGGCACCAAGGACCATTGGCTTGGTGCTTCCATAGTCATTGCTATCCGAGTAAGTAGAACCCTCTTGTGTGCCGTTAATGAATAGTTTTGTAGATGTAGACTCTCTGGCAAGAGCAATGTGATAATAAGTTCCAGTGCTCAATCCAGTGTTACCAAGAATGGCAGTCGTAGCACCTACTTGTACACCGATACTAGCACCAACGGAAACGATGTTAAGAGCAGTATCAGATGCTGACCCATTTCTTAAGTCAAAGATTGTTTTCTTACCAGTGATTTCATCTGGTCTAATGAAGAACTCAACGGTGAAGTCATTCGCTCCGAAACCGAATCCACCAGCAGTCTCAGCACTAATAGAATCATTTGTACCGTCAAGATACAGAGATGCTGTCCCAAACTTAGGGAAATTGGTGGAAAGTTGTGCATCACCATTGAAGGTAACTGCCTGAGCAGTTCTATTTGGAAGAACTTCAAATCCCTCGCTCTTACCAGAAATTCTGAAATAAGTGGCATCGGCACTAGCAACAATACCAGTTGCCAGACCAGTTACACCGTCAGTATCAAAATAGGTAACGGTGTTGCCGACTCCAACGTCTGTCGTAAGACCAGTTGCTCTCAGTCTTGTCTTACCATCAGAAGCGAGTCCAACAGTGCCAGACGTACCTTCAATACCAGTTGCAGCAAAGTAAGAGAAGCAGTTTAGGAACTCAACACGAGCTCCGTTTGTCATTTCAATACCCTTACTGTTTGGTACAATAAAAGTACACTCATTGAATAGGAAACCTGCCTCCAGAGAATCACTGGTTACTTCAGAACCATCAATATAAGCACCACCACCAGCAATGTAAGAGGATGGTGGGGAATCTGCTGAACTATAACCATATGGATCATCAGCAGTGGTGTTACTACCAAAGTTCAGAACGGTTACTCTCTGAACATATGGAGATCTCTGCGTAATACCAATTCCAGGAGCATACTTGAATGCATAACCTTGATTACCAGCAGTATCAAAATACTGACCACCAATGGTAAGGTCTTCAACAACAGTTCTGTTGTTCATCAAGAAACCATCTTTCTGCTGAGTAGCAGTGGTGGGCACAATCTTCGTAGCACGAAGACCAGCACCTTTAACTGTCAGTCCCTCTGGAACTGTCAGTGGGAATGTTTCTTCATATACACCAGCTCCGATATTCAGAATATCATTTTCACCAATGTCACTGATATTTGCTAAAGCGTATCCAATTGTTCTCCAGGGTCTTTCTGCTCTGTTTCCTTCATTTGCGTCACTTCCATTTTCGGCAACAAAATAAGTGCTGCCAGGAGCAAACGACGTGGAGATGTTTGCTTCTTGAGGATTTTGCCAGATTAACTTACCACCAGAAATAGTCAGGATGGAGTTAGCGGCACCTACATTGTTGTTGCTGTCATAGATGGCAGTATCAACTCTTACAATCTCACCAGTGACCGTTGTAGCACTGACAATACCACTTCTGAAGGTAATTGCCGTTCCTACGGTTAACGTGTCTGTAATCGTGGCATAGGTGCCAGTCAGAGACGTTACAATACCAGTTGTAATCTTGGCATCAAGAGCATCAAGATTTTCTACATCCAGAGTTGGGATTGTAGATACACCAGTCGTGATGAGGTTGGCAATGGTGCCAACACCAGTGATATTGATATTTCTACCACTTACCTCATCATATACAACGTCACCAATGACGTTGAGGTTACCAGCAACGTAAACATCATCTTGGAATGTTGCTACACCTACTACTGTAGAGGCACCAGATACTTGAATGTCAGTGACAATACCAGCAGTAATGTAGGCACTGGTAATCATGCCAACGTTAATGTTGGCAGCAACTAGATCAGCAGTATTAGCATCAATCGTAGTAATTGTAGCGGCAGTACCGACAATATCAGTAATGATGCCAGCTGTGATCTTGACATCTTTTGCGTCAAGAACTTCGATATCTACTGTATTAATCGTCGCATAAGTACCAACCTGACTGGTTATAATACCAGACGTGATTTTAACATCATTAAGATCAGCAGTTTCAGAATCAAGAGTGGTGATTGTACCAAGACCACTATTGAAATTGGCAATAGTACCAACACCACTAATATTGAGATTACGACCTCTTACCTCATCATATACAATATCACCAGTTACATTTAAATCACCAAGGACATAAACATCGGATTCAAACCTAGCGTCACCAACTACGGTAGATGCACCAGATACTTGAATATCAGTGAAGATGCCAGCTCTAAGTGTAAGATCTGTAGCAACAAGATTAGTTACATCAACAGTGGTGATAGTGGCAGCAGTACCAACAATATCGGTAATGATACCAGCAGTGATCTTAGCATTAACGATATCACCTTCTGTAGCATCAATCGTCGTGATGGTAGCAGCAGTACCAACAATGTCTGTGATAATGCCAGCGGTGATATTAACATCTCTGGCATCAAGAGTCTCAATGTCTACAGTCGTGACTGTGGCATAGGTGCCAACCAGAGAAGTTACGAGACCTGCCGCAATGTAAGCGTTAGGTACATCAAGATTTACACCAATAGACAGAGAATCGTTGACGGTGCCAACACCAGTTACAACAATCTGTCTTGCAGTGAATTCGTCAAAAGACAAATCACCTGTAATATCTACGTCTCCTTCGAATACTACATCATTTTTGAATGTAGAAATACCAGAAACCGACAGTCCACTTCCTACTTGGATTCTATCGATTAAAGCGTTCTCGTTTGCAGAGAGAACCTTTCTGGGTAGCAGAACACCTTCCTGAGTAAGATCATCAGGAAGTCTCTCCATGTAGTACTGACCACCTACAGGATAAGGCAGTGTGCTTACACCAGCAGCACTACCAATGTAGAGTTTCCTGTAGGTGCCACCAGCACCAATATTATTAATATCGTAAACGTATACTAGTTCACCATCTGTCGCACCTGTGCCTACTGGAGGTAAATCAGGTAAACCAATACCAAACGTTCTTTTTAACTGAATCTGACTGGGCATTAGTAAACACCTCCATCAACATTTAATTCAGAAGCGGTAGAAGCGTTAACCCACCTTCCAATCGAACTTTGATACACCAAAATTTGACCGTCTTGTTTATTTGTAATACTTGTGTCGGTTAGAGATTCTAAGGAACCACCTCCACCTCCACCACTGCCAGTAGCACCCGTGGTTAAAACCTTAACCGCTGGTTGCTGACCAACACGAACTTTTACCCTTGTCATTACCTGGTAACTCCTCCTCTGACAAGAACGGTTCCCTCTACTACTCGTGTTCTGGTCCCACCAGTTTCAATTACCAAATCATAAACATATCTTCCAGGTTTTAATGTCGAAGTCAAAGTCGATCCCATTGAGACACTGATGACACCACCAGCAGCATCGGTCACGGTTGTTTGGAATGGTGTGCTAGTTGTTGCGAGAAAATGTTTTCTCAAAGCAGCACTATGTGCATAACCAGTCAAATCCAAAGCACTGTCAGATGATGCATCTGCCAATGTGAATGATTGGTCAAAAGTTGCACCAACGTTTACACTTAGATTTGATATGTATACGGCAGCCATTTAACGAAAAGCACCCTATAGAGGTATTTATCTACCTAATAAGTCATGAACTAATCTTTTCAATTCATTTACTTCTTCGTGAAGATCAGAGAGTTCTTTTTCCATGTCTCTCTTTTCTTCTTTTTGTTTTTTTAATGTATTTCTTTGACGGACATATTCTACATATGCCCGTCTATCTGTGTTGACTATCGCTCCAGTATTTGGGTCACGATAGAGATTTTGATGTCCCTCTACCTTTATCATGCAAGAGCCAGTGTTCTGATATCTCTGAACATTGGAACCTTAGATTGATTAGTTGTTGTACATACAATCTTGATCACATATCCAGTGAACTGTTCCAGATTATCAGCAGTGAACTGATATTCTAGATAATCATTAGGTGTCAAACTTGGTGGGACAATTGCATCTGGATGTCCAGTGTTTGCAGCAATATTTTGAACTTGATCACCGAATCCATCACCGTCAGTATCAATGAGATTCTCATATCCAGGGAAGAGTTCGTATGTTTGATCAATCTCACTGGAGTCTGCTCTAACCAACTTATACAGAACTCTGAAGTCGGCTTCAGATGGTCTGACAGCAGTAAGAAGAACTTTCAACGAACTAGCAGGTTGCTGGAGATCAATTCTCTGAGAAACATAGATCGCAGAATGTGGATCTGCATCATCAGAATTGACTCTAGGATCAGTTGCATAATTCATTCCAGGATTATCAATTCTGCTAGAGAGAAGTTGCAGAGATGCCTGATCAAGATTGATATATGGTGAAACGTAACTATCTGTCGTTTGAAGTTCTACACCAAATGTGAGAGACTTGCTACGAGGAAGATCAGTTGTTCTAGCGTCTTCATTGACTTTAGAAGCAATCAATCTTGGTGTCTCAAGTTCGTTGATGGTATTGATACCAACAGATTCAAATCCCTGATCAAGGAATGATACCTCTGTTCCGTTAATGCTGGTTCCAGAGACTGTTCTTACTCTTGCAGAAACACTGGTTCCTTCTCCAGGTGTGACAACATCAAACTGAGGAGCAATGTAGTTGAACTGAATGTTTTGAGTTGCCTCAGCAATTCTTCCACCTACGAGAGCATTCGTTGTGAATGAAAGTTGTGGTTCCTGATTGGTGTTGTCATCGGTGTCTCTGTTGGATCTATCGATTTGAATATAGTAACCATCAATGGTTCTATCAACAGAACCCATGTCATGAGTCTTGTTAATTCTTCTCAAACCAACTCCGTTCAATTCATACTTACGAGCTTGATCATTGGTTTGGTGTGCAATAGTCAGAGTGTTATCAACACCTCTTTGAAGAACACCAACGGTTCCAACACCAATGGAATCATAAGCAATGATTTCTTCATTGAGAACCAGATATCCAGTGTTTGCAGCACCAACAGCGATTCCTTCATAAGTAAGCAATCCAGATGTATTTCCGAGAGAGATTACGGCATCATCAACACCAAGAGGTGCAGAGAGGACATTGATTGCTGTATTTGGTTCAATCTTGGAGAGGGTTACCTTATTGTTATCGGCATACATTCCGTGATTGTAGTGATCAACATGGAACCAAGAACCGTCATTAACATCTCCTGTGGTTAGGCTTGAAGATGTAACATCGACCGAAAGTAACGTGGTGGATGAAGCACCTTTGATGTTTCCAGAACCATCATAGTAAGAGAGTGCGGCACCTACCTGCATGTCCTCACCTTGAACGTTGGTCAGATACAGGGTATCGATACCCCAAAGGTTGTCGATGTTGATAACAGCACCGTCACCAAAACCACCCATCTGAGAGGTGACAAGTCCTACAGTATCTCCAACAACATATCCAGTACCAGAAGAAGCGACGGAAACTGCAGTTACATTACTAATTCCCATTCCAACAGTGACGTTAAGTTGTAGTCCTGTTCCATTGCTATTAATATTAAAGGTATCAACAGTTGCATCGGGTGTTCCATACCCACTACCACCAGTGAATACTCCGACTCCATTTGTGGGAGAAAGAGGACCACCCTGTTGCTCAACAAATCCAAAGGTATATCCCTTAGCAGATGTTGTTACTTTTCTTCCAATAGCAAGAGTTGTAATTCCTGCTTGTCCATTAGCATAGGTTTCAATACCAACAGTAAGTTTTCTTGGATAGGTTTCAATAGGATCTTCACTGAGAATTCTAGTTCCAGCGTTACTAGTATCAAGTTTTGGATTATAGAAGAATGCAGTTCCAGCATTAGTTGTGAAGTTCGCACGATAAAGTTTGAACGTCATGTCTTCATACTGATTAGCAGTCCAAATAGACCCGTTCTGAGACAAGAACAAGGAACCCATGGAATATTGTGTTGCGTAGACAACACCAGTTGCAGCGGGTAGATCACTGGCATTAACGGTCTTTTGACCCATCTCAGCGACCCACACTTCATACTGATCTGTATCAGCAAGAAGAACAACAGCAAATTCTCTATTCGGTTCCAGATAAATTGGTGATGGGAACTTGATATTTGTCGCAACGCTAGCATCACTAGACGTTGTAATATCACCTGGTTTTACGAGAACCCTAGCAGCTGGTGAGACAAGAGTTGTTGTCGGTGTGCCAAGTTCCATGGTGCGAAGTTGGACTTCACAAGGAATATTTCCACCGTCTTTATTAGCAAAGAAGACATCAACAGAAGTAATGAATGCTCCCTCATCTTCAACCAGGAAAGATTGTGCCAGAGGATCATAGAAGATCGTCTGTACTCTCTGTCTAACAATGACACGTCCATTTGCAGTGTAGTTTGTAACTGCTGTGGAAATCAACTTACTACCTGGCAGTGGTTCTGCGTTGGTAGCACTAGTTGTGAGTTTATATTCTTTGGTTCCTGTGGTAATTCTGACCGCAGGTGGTGGATTTGTAAGTGGATTTCTAAGGAAGAATGTGCCTTGGAGATCACCACCATTATCAGCAATCAACTTAATATCAGATACATCTGCCTGAGCACCACTGCTAAGACCTCTCAGTCTCGCACCAACCTCAAGTCTTCCAGAGAAAGCACCTTGAGCTTGTGCTGCAAGTGCTACGATATCAACGTTAAGAACTGTAGAAGCAAGTGAGTATTGTGTTGGTAATGTAGTTGTATTGTCATATGGGTTAATTGTATAAGCTACTGTTGGAGTAGCAAAAGCACCAGACTTATGATCTGGTCTTGCAAGTCTAAATCTGATGATGTCAACACCATCTACAGATCCAACAACTGTTTCACCAACTTGGAATACACCTGTTACACCTTCAACTTCAACCAGTTTGGGAACAACATCAACACCACCGTTTCCATCAAGGAATTGGTAGTATCTTCCATATGGTTTGTTTCCTACAGAATCAAACGCTACGTTTCTAGACCTCATGAATTGATCAGGTCTATTAGATACAACTCTTACTCCACCAGAACTGCTTCCTGCTCTGCCTGGGTTTGGAATCCAAGAAATTCTTGCAGCCCGCCAGAGATTTCTAACCCAGAAGTCAGACTTTGGTGTAAGATCAACACTTCCATTGTATAGAACAACATTAAATGGGTTTACGTTCTCAACCTTAGTGGCATGTGGTTGACTCAGATACTCAACTTCATCATAGTTGAGTGTAATCATTCGACCAGTCTTAGTGACATTTGGATCTAAGAGATCAAAATCAACACCTAGATCGATCTCATTATCTGGAATATTAACACTAGATGAAACAAGAGCATCTAATGAAATTGCATCCAAGAATGGTTTTAACTCATTATCTTGTGGAAGCATTACCGATCTGGGATCGATAAAGTTGGCATTTCTAAAATTATCAACAAAGAAACCAGACTTGAATCTATTAAGTCCAGTGGCATCTTGAACCTGAAGTGATTGGGTCTCCAATTCCAAAAGATTCAAAGAGGTTATTTCTTCAAGACTTTCAATTCTATCCTCAAGTTTCCCGATATCACGCATGGTGTATCTTCTATTATCTTCCATCGTGATGGAAACATTATCAAGATTATAAAGATAGGCAGGAAGTTCAAGAGTCGCTAGAAGCATTGCTTCACTGATCTTATCAGGTGCCTTTGGATTTCTATCGGGAACACCCTCTACATATACGAATTTACCAAGTGTATCAACGTACAGTCTATCAATTCTAGGAGCGTAGAACTTATACCCAATTACAGAACTTTCATTCGCAGAAAGAATAATTTTGGGTTGATCTGTGAATACTCTTGATTTGAAATCAAATGGTGATGCTGATGCACTGCTGGGATCAAAGATAGCAACTCTAGGTCTAAAATCTAAAGTATCCGAAGCTCTTTGCTGCTGATTTCCAATGAGTGGGACATCTTCAGAGAATCTCTCTGCATCGTAACTATCTACGGTGAAGATATCACCCTCATCGTTGGAAGGCACAGTGTAATGATCAAATACAACGAAAAGCCTTCTAGTTGGTTCGGAGTAACCATCATTTCTTACCAATCTAGCATAATCATAATATTGACTCTTTTGACCTTTATCTAGGGAAAATCTATTGGTAACATCAGTGTATCTTCCAGATACGATTGATTGAATTTTTCCAATTACATTTGATTCTCTAAACAATACATTTTCTTGAGTAGTAAATTTACTCTCAGTGAGATAGACAAATGTAATTTGATTGGCACCTTTTGTCACTACTTTTGCAATGGCACCTGAACTTGATCCAATCAAGTTTTCACCAAGAATCACGCTATCATTGATGTCGGGATTTGTGAAGAAGTTGAGAGTATCTAAGGTTACTCCAGTTTCATCAATTGCTTGAAAAACAGCAAATATATTTGCTACATCTGGATAGTTTAGGCAGATTTCTTTATCCTGCACTCTCAGTCCATAAAAAGTGCTCTTTTCGAGACCGTCATTGATGCTGCTGTTTGCATCAGTTCCAGAATTACTATATTTGGATCTGGTTACCTCAAGAGTTCTTACTCTATTGTAAACTTTCTGTTTATTTTGAACTGCAGTTTTTCTGACTGTAGCAATAACATTTACGTTAGATTGACTTGCTCTAAGACCATTGATAGTAACAACATTCGAAGAGATTGATACTTGATCGTCACGAAGTGGTTCAACATCACCATCACTATAAATGACAGAATATCTTTCCTCATCAAATGCTTCAAAAAGAATATCTGTGAGACCAGTGATATCTGTAGCAGAGAGTGTAAGAACACCTGCTGCATTGGTAGTTTTTCCAGTTGCCTCAACAGTTGCTTTCAGAGTAGAACCAGTAAAATCAACTGTAGCAATGTTTCCATCATCTAACTGTGCATACAGGAATCCTTCTTCTTCATTTCTGATGGAGGATCTTCCTCTTCTAAACTGTACTGTTGTGGTAGAAGTTGGAAGGGCACCATCATTAACGTTATTAACAGTGTGTACCGCTTGCAGGTTCATAATCAAACCATCAGCAGTAATAGAACTTACTCTATTAAATGTTGCTGTAGAGAATCCAGGTCTTTGATATCTAATGATGTCACCAACCTTAAAATTGGTAAAGTCATTTCCAGCAGAAGTTGTGACACCAGCGTTATTGATTGTGATTGTATCAGCAACAGTGAATCCATTAGGGACGGTAAAGTCTAAAACTGTGTCTGCGGTAAAATCAGTGGTATATCCAGCTAAAGCACTGCTATCTTGGAAAACCATCCTGATATCACCAGAGCCATAAGACTTGACGTTATTTACGGTTCTGGGTGTTGTAGAGATACCGTTGATACTAATAGATTCTCCTTGAATAAAACTGCCAGCAGTTTGCCTCAGGAAGACGTTAGAACTGCCTGATCCTACAGTTGTGGCATATCCAGTTGCACCACTACTCAGACCTCTAATGAATGAGGTATCTGGAAGTTCACCAGCACTGAGAGTGTTATTTAATTGAATTCTAGTATATGTTTGAACATCATATAGATAGCAATCGTAAATTGTTGTCTCTGTTCTAGCAATACTTACTTGAGATTCTGGTTTTACTGTATATACTCTTGCTTCACCAATCTGAGTTCCATTGCTACCACCACCATTATCTCTTCTCTCATCATAGAGTTGAACAGCGTCCTTAAATTTAGGAATTCCAGTAACGTTGTTCAATTTAAGAAGGTTACCCATCTCAAAGTCAACGGCAGAAGATTGGACTTCTTTAGTTGCTCTAGTTTTGTTTACATCAAGAATTGTAGTTCCATTCTTTTCTACATCATATCCTCTGACATACGCAACACCTGGTCCTACTTTTAAACAGGCAAGATCGTCATTAGGAATGCTTCCCTGAGATGTAGCTTGGTTAGAGAAGTAAAGTCCGTCATTGCCAAGTCTATCATTCAAAGAATTAAAAAGACCAATCTCAAAATCTTCTACAGAGTAATCTCCAGATTCATCATAAGTTCTCTTAGCGAGATAGTCACGAATCTGACTGTATTGAGTGCTCTTAATAATTTTTCTGATTTGACCGTTCTCAACCCTGAGAAGTTCAATGAAGTTTACATCGACTGTATCGGTGATGCTCTTCTTACCAAGAACGAGTTCAATCTTTAATCTATCAGCACCTGGTGCAGTATAGTTAGAGAACCCTTTAGCATTATCATACAGAGTTCCATCTTCTTTTGCTGTAGCGATGGTTTCTGCAATAATCAAACCAACCCTAAGAGATGGTTGATTTGTATATTGATCAAGAAGAATGGTCTGCTTTGTTACTCTGACAAAAGTTCCTCTAAGGAACATGATGCCTTCACCAATGTGAGCGGCAGAACCAATGGATGTTGCATTTTCAGAGATACAGGTAGCAAATGTATTACCTGCAGGAATAGTTGTATTACCGTAGTCTACTGCCTCTAAAGTCTCTAAATTTTCTCCATCAGTAAAAGAGGCTTTTGCATCATTTGAGTTACCAGAGTCAATATATTTAACGTATAGAGTTACATTATTTCTTTCAGAAAGTGTCTCTGCAAGAACATATTGAACTTGGGCAGTGACATTAGATTCCTGACCAACAATTCTTTTACCGACGAAATTATCAATGTAAACACTTACGTCTGTACCTAAGTGTGTTGCATTGATTTCTACAGCATAAAATTGGTCATCATATGTTACGTTTCCAGGGATGACAATAGATCCCTCTTTAAAAATATGACTGCCGAACTGTTCAATCTGATTCTGAAGAATCGATTGTAGAGTTGTCAGTTCTCTTGCCTGAATTGGGAATCCAGGTTTGAACAGCACACGATGATAATCCTTAGCAGGATCAAAATCATCATAGTAAGGATTGACATTGAGATTTGTCTGCTGTGGCATTTTATTAGAACTCTAATACGATTTTAACATCTTCCTTCTGTCTCTCATTCCTGGTAACAGAAGGTCTATTGTCAAGGTAGATGACTTCACCTTTCCTTTTATTTATTTCTGGACTTGCAAGACCATCTGTGAAGTTTACACCAAGATTGACAACCTTTCCGTTGTTAAGTGTGGTTGTAATTCCACTGAAGTTTTGGTCCACATTCACACTAAAAGAACCACCGCTCTTTGTAATTGCGTTAGAACTTGAGGTAAACTCAAGTACGGGTGCTCTAGATCTTACATCGGTTGCATCAGTTTCATCACCAGTAGAAGCATTGTAATACAGACTTCTGTCTTGATAATATCTAATAATTTTGGTTTCAGTGTCGTAAGAAGCAACGATTCCTTTAGCCGTAGATCCTACACCAACAGTCTGCTCAATAGTATCACCAATTGCCAAATCTTGAGCAGCACTCTGAGTCTCATATTTAATAGAGAACAATGCAGAGAATTGATTATCAGTAAAGATTGTATTGGAATTTAAAATGGTTGGATTCTTTACAATACCCACTTGTGCAAAGATTGTATCATCGGAAAAATCATAAGATGAATTATCAAATCTTGCATACATCAGAACTTTGTCCGCACCAAGTTCTTTGTAAACATTGAATCCATGTCCTCTAGATGGAGGAATAATTGCTGTTAATTTAGCAAATGCAGATGTCGCTGTTTGAACACCAGCATTTTCACTAGAAAGATCAACTCTTCCAAAAGAATATCCACTACCACCCGAAGTTACTTGAGTCTCAATAATTTGACCAAGAGAATTTGTGGTTAGTCTTACTCTACCACCTTCACCATCACCAAGAATTGGAAATTCTTTAGCAGTAAACTGAGGATATCCAAGACCTGGTTCGTCAATAGCAACAATTTTTATTTGGTTATTATTGACTTCAGAATCAGCATTATCTCTGACAGCCTGAATTCCAGTATTAGTTGTAGTCAACCAATCATTGGGAACAGTAATATACTCAGTAGAGTCAAACTTAACAATGTCACTGGGGTTAATAGTGTAGAGATATTTCCACAAATATCCATCACCACTAGTTCCTGCTCTACTAGGTTCAACATCAGTAAATGTTGGCTCGTCCAAAGAAGCAGATGGTGTAGTGGAAATGCCAGTGGCAGTTCCATTATCTAAGCAAATATAAACACGGAACTCACTATTTACAACATAATAGTTGGAATCATATAATCTGTTCGAGTTTGTTACCTGAGCTGCATTACTGCCACTGTAATCATGCCTATAATAGTCATAGGTAGAACCCTGAACCCAATTCACCTTTCTAATTAACCTTCTTGTGTTAGAAGAAGTGACACGCTTGCCAAAAAGCATGGTGTCATACACATGATTGGAATAGTTTATATTATCGGTGGGAAATGGTGGTCCACCAAGATCATTCCAAGTCGATGTTCTACCATATCCAGATCCAGTAGGATTGGATAAACTCATAAAAGCATAATAAGAGTTAGCTGTATTTGCGACAGATGCCACAAAGTTCTCAGCATTCAAAATCCTAAATTGATCTGTAATAATCGCAGACATTATTAGCCTTTGTTTTTTCTGTATTTATAAGTTGAATTTTACTTTCGACTCAGAGCACCAGTCGATCTTAGTCCAGCGTCTCTTCTTTGGATAGTTGGATAAGTTGTCATTCCAACCTCAAAGCTGTTTCCATCAACAGCAATTTCAATAGGATCATCCGATCTAGTTATGTTGGAAATTCTACCCCAAACAATTTTACCTGCTGGTTCTAGATAAGTACCAGTGGTTGCAACACCAACCGTATTGGTGTCTGGATCAACCTGACAGGTAAGAATTCCAACTGTTCCAGAGAACTGAGTATAATATGCTTCATAGATGTTATCCAACTTATCGGTAGAAATTCCGATAATGTTAGTTGTACCGATTCCAACTGAAGTTGCAGATCCAACAAGTGTTGTAAGACCAGTTCCAACACCAGTGTCAAATACCAGAACTCTATATCCCTGAACTAATTGCTGTCTCTCGGCAAGAGTTGGAACATCACGGAGGTCCAATTCAAAGGTGAGTCCAAGACCAGCTGGTGGAATACTAAAGTGGTATTGTGATCCAACTCCAGAAAGGTTGAGAACGTAGGCTCTCTCACCATCTGGTTTGGCAGTCATGGAAACTGTTGCTCCTGCACCAACACTCAATGTGGACGTGGTGGCAACCCCTACTGTGGTTACATCATAAGGTGTGGACAAATCATATTCAATAATTTTCTCAGAATCACCACCAAGAACAATCATCTTATCGCCAGCAACACTCATGACAAAATCAGTTGTTGCAGCATCGTCATCTGTCAATGCTTGACTACTAGCAAAAGAAACACTAGTGATGTCAAAAGCACTAGCCATGTCATACTTATAAAGTGCTGAAGAATTAGGAGAAATCGTAATAATTGCAGATCCAGTATCAACAACCTGCAGACCTCTGTGGTTTTGGGTTTGGTTAGCAATGGTGGTTGAAGTTTCAACACCAGCTTGTGTATCACTAGTCAAGTCCCAAGCTGAGGAAAGACTAAACTCATTAAACTGTGTGACAAATGGTGCTTGAGCACCACGACCCAGAGTAAAGAGTTTTGTTCCATCATCACGGAAATAGAGGTCATAAATGTTTTGGACTTGAGTGCTGATTCCAAGTTGGTTGCTGTTATTTACAGTTGCCGTATCAATCTCAAAAGGAGTGGCAAGTTGCCATTCTGTAATTGTCAAAGTATTTTGATCAGCGACATACATTCTAGTTCCATCAGGTTTCAGGAAGATTGCCTGAAGATCATTCTTAGAACCATCAACAAGACTTATACCTTTTCTGTAGATGAGTTTTTCAGCATCAAATGGATAGAACTCCTCCAATCTTGCATATGCGGTAGTAATACCAGTTACGACACCAGCATATCCAGTGACATTAGTGTCAAGAATACCAGAGACCCTTTCTGTATCAACTGTAGTTGTAGATCCAATTCCAGAAGTAGGAATTCCTGCAACGAGTAGTCCACCAAAATTACTATCTGGATCACCAGATGGATCAACACCTAGGAACAGGGAAGTATCCTCAACAAAGAAAGTAGTGGTATCTCTCTCAACACTCTTAAGGAGTTTTGCTGTTGGGTAAATTTGTGCCTCAATTGAATCTCTCGCTTTAGATACAAATTCTCCACCTAGAACTTTATCGACCTTTTGCTTAGTCCAAGCAAGAAGTTTTGGTTCTGTGGTGCTTACACCGTCACCACGATACAGTGAAGTTTCTATTTCACTTGCAGAAGTAATACCAACAATCGCACGATTGGTCTCTTGAGATAGATTGTCGAAGGTGCGTGAAATTTCATTCAATTCAATGCGTGGAGATCTTCTCAGTTGAACATCATCACCAGGTTTGACTGTTTCAGTAGTTGCCTGAAGGAAACTATCTACACCTACCTTTCCTCTATAGAAGAAGATAGAAACGTTATCTTCTGGTGCTGGAGGTTCAACAAAAGTAATTGAAGTGCCACCTTCAAAATCATATGCCTCACCTGGTTCTTGAATGATACCGTTGATAAAGACAAGGAGCAGAGAATTAAGATCGATAAGAGCAGAATCTGCGTCTTGCTTGTCAACCTCAAAACTAATCAGTTGATCATTATACGCAAGTGGGAATCTAGATCTAGTTCCATCTTGGAATGGTTTTACGCTATCGATATAATCCAATTCACCAAACTGCCATGATGAGAAAGCATCTTCAAAGGTATCAACGACTTCAATTTCAAATTCTTGGAAGTCATCTCCAGCAAGTGGATCGGTTGTCATACCAACAACTCTAACCCTATCACCTCTTCTGAATGAATATCCAGGTTTGGTAATTTCAAACTTCTGAACCTCAAACAGAGTTGCTCCAATTCCAGTTCTTACTACACCACCAGCACCAATATAATTGTATTTTACTTGAGTTGTGGCAGCACCGATATTAATGGTGAAGTTGCCATCATCAATTACTGATAGAACAATATAGTTACTAGTAGAATATCCAGGGAAGAAGTCACCAGCATCTCCAACTGGAGCGTATGGTTCAAACTCCACATTACTTACTTTAATAACATCACCTGTGGTGAATCCATGTCCAGCAACGCTGACTGTGGAAAGACCAAGAATTTCATCATAAACAAAGTTAGTGATTGGTTTTGAATTGTAGACTGTGTTAATACCCAGAACACCAATAGTAACTGACATTCCAATACCAGTGATGGTTGTTGCTCCTGTAGCAAGTCTGGAAACACCCTCAATCACCAGGTTATCGTAACTTGGTTCTTGGATATTGATAGTTGGATTGGTGTATCCACTACCAGCAGCAACAATGTTGAACGCCAAAGTGCCACCAGCACCTACAGTAGCAGTGATCTCTGCAGGAGTTCCAGTATGTCCAGATTCAGTAACTGCGATGGCTGGTGCAGTGACTGTAGAGTATCCACTACCAAAGTCAGCAATTGTCCATTTAGCAAATGTACCACCAGACTGATATGTGTGAGCAAATGTCACAACACCTACTTGAGTTTCAAACTTATTGCTGGACAAAATACGATTCGCATAGTATGGACCATATGGTTTTACTTCGTATGCGTCACCAGCAGTCGCTCCAGCTCCAGCATAAACGTGGGTGATAGTCGAAACACCAACGTCAATGACAAAAGTATTAGTTCCACCAATACCAAGAATGGGATATCTATTGGTGTTGACACCGACTGCTTTTCTTCCCGAACTTCCGTCTGGGAAGATGGAGTTAGTAATTCCCGTATGGGGAGTAGAGCAAGCCATTCCAATATTGGCAAGATCAACTAATCTACCAACTCTAAAGTTGTGAGCAGATGTCAGTCCAACTGTTGCAATACCAGTTAAATTGTCATAATCAAAAGAACTAATCTTAAAGTTTACACCGATTTCACTTGGGAATTGATAGACGTTAGTAAATGGACCATCAGCAGGACATGCAAATGTCAAGGACTTTAATTCAATCTTATCACCAGTATTAAGTTCGTGATCAGATGAAGTTGTTACTGTCAGAATACCAGTTGCATTATCATATTCAGCATCTGAAATTGCCGAAAATACTCCAGTTGTTGGTACACCAGCGATATTAGTAATTTGACCAAGAGTGACTGTTGGTTCAGCAACTGCCTTTCTAAGAGGTGCATACCCAAGTCCATTTGTAGATCCAAACGAAATGGGAACACCACCTCTTGGTAATTGATTCAAATTAATATCAGAAGGATCAACAATTTGATCACCACCTACAGATGTGATTCCAGTGAAAATTACGCTACTGATACCACTGACTTCAGTAATTGCAAAATTATTTTCTGTATTATTTGGAGTAGATGGTGCTTGGAATACCCCATTAATGAATACTAAACCATTACCACCAGTACTACCAATTCCAGTTACGTTGTTTCCATCTGAAGTCAACGTAAAGTCAGCAGTTACACCATCAAACTTATCGGAAATATCATCAAAGATGAGGTTAGTTCCATAATCTTTTCTGAGATAAACTCTACCATTAAAATTAGATCTTGGAATGGTTAATCCTCTACTGTCAAGATCCTCTCTACCAGCCCCCATTGGTGCTTCTGTGAAGTGGATCTTACTATCGACGATATCAAATGCACCTCTGAATACAGAGACCGCACCAAATTGACTGTGAGCAGTTACAGAAGATCCAACAAATCCACGTTCTACTTGAACGATTGGTAATGTTCCAATGGCACCGACACCTGCAGCAATTGTTGTTCCCAATCCAACGACGGAAACTTTCATCAGTTCATTATCTACTTTAAGCAAGTCAGCGGGTCTGATTGAAGAAATACCACTTAATTGAATGATCGTTGTTCCAGCACCAACGTCATGCATAATTTGCTCTGAAAGTGGAGTCTTAGACAGAGGGGATTGAACAATACCATCCAATGTTATGAGTGCCTTCTCTGCTCTCTTCTGCATGGCAAAGACATGCTTGTTTCCAGCACCAAGTGCTGCAAATGTAACAGCAGTTCCAGAGAGTGCGTTAGCACTGCTGATGGCAACTCTAAACTGAGCCTGGTTGTCTCTGATAGCATAAACAGTGTCTGGTAATCTTTCGGTTGCACCAACACCAGTATAGTAAACCATACCTGTGCCAGCGACACCAATCAAATTAGAACCAGCAACGTAATCAAGAGGTTCTGCAGTTGAGAAGAAATGGTCTAAAGTAAAGATTCCAGTTGTAGTGCTAACAACACCAGCTTGTGTTGGGTTGAATGTTTTTGCAAAAATGTCAACACCATTAAACTTAGCATCAAATTCTAAAATTTCTCTTTGGTTAATACCATAGTAAACAGATTGAGATACGTTCTGATTTACGTTACCGTATATCAAATCACCAATACCAGTAGCATCACCATTGTTGTCAAGATCTCTATTCAAGATCTCACTGAAAGATTGTACCAGAATATCTCCAGAGTAATCTGGATGGAATTTCAGATCAACACCATCATTAGAATAATCAGCAGAGAATGTACCAATTCCATTATTATCATTGACAGAAAGGAATGGATAACTCAAAACATAGAGGTTCTTTCTATCCTTCTCATCGTTGAGAATATAAACCTGATGAATAGCTTGAGTGTCACCAATACTAACTCTAACAGTGGCTTTCATTCCACCATCAGTGATGCTGTTGATTCCCGTGATTACTGTTGGAGTTCCACCAGTAACTTCAGCAAAATCAGATTCGAATCTACCTGTTCTCTCTGTGCCATCTTCTGTTCCAGTAAACTTAAATCTATAAGTTCCAATTCCAGCAGCGGTTGTGCCGATACCAATTGTTTGAGTTCTTACTCTTACTTCATTAGATCCATTATTGTTGTAGATCAAACTTACAACACCAGAATCAATAGAAGATGTAAATGATCCAATAAATGGACCAGAAAGACCATTCAAACCGACTCTGTTATTGAAAGCTGCCAGTTCTGACAGATAAGTATCGGTGCCATCATGTGTGAGAATGAGTTCTGTGTAATCTACATCCTGCTCAAATTCATCAAAGATCTCAACACTTGTGTAGAAGGTATCTGTAACAGAAGTGCTAAATCCAAGAACTGTAGTGCCAACACCAGCACTTACATTTTGAGTCTTGGCGATAACATCAACAAATCCAATACTCTGAGATCCAAGTCCAGAGATATCATTATCAAAGAATGTTTGAAGAAGTTTTACTTCGTAATCGGTATTGAACTTCTCAACAGGAGTAAATCTCAAAGAATACTGGTTGGTATCCTCGTCAAAGAATCCATCCAGTTCACCAATAGAATCACCAAGACCAACCTTTTCAAATAAGAAAGTATCTTCATTATTGTTGATGAGGACAATTTCCTTAAGACTCATTTCAGCATCATTTGTGACATCAACAATTTGTGTTAAGAATTTGTTAGTTTTTCTTCCATCACCAAAAATAGCAACATCCTTGAACTCCAAAAGTTCATCCGCATCTTCGTTCAAGAATTGCGAACTGATGTCATCAATAGTAACTACTCTGTTTGATTTGTTTAGAATAAAATCAGTGATTGGAACATTCAGAAGTTCAATGGATTTTGATGTGTTTTCGGTTGCATCAACATCAAGAGCGAAATCAAAATCATTGATCGTATCTACTCTCTTAGCACCGTCATAGATGTCTAATACAAGGAATGGATCTTCCTGTGCCGTGGTAAACGACAGACCTACATTGCCTTTAGGACTGATTTGAGTGTCAGCAAAATTACGATATCCAGCTGGATGAACATTATCATTTACGAAACTAATAATATCATTGAATGCCTTTTCACTCTGAATAGAATAAGACATTCTCTGATAATAGTCATTGTCACCAGTTACCTGATAGTCTTCACTTAGTTTTCCAATGTCATCGCTCCACCCCTTAATAAACTTAGATGTAGAATCAATTTCAAATCTACCAACCTTAGTAGAGATATTTGAAATTGTGCATTTAGCACCACTAACAGCACCAGTCAAAGTATCACCACTCTGAATAGGTGTCGTTCCATTTATGTTGAGTTTTCCAGTCAGTGCGTTAAAACTACTTACGGTGAGGTTAGTAGATCCAATAACTTCTACACCATTTAAGAATAAAATTTCACCTGGTTCAAATAGTGAATTCTTCTTGATTACTTTGAATTCTGGAAGATCATCTTCCTTAACAACGTTGGAGAACAGTCCTGGGTTTGTCACTGCAATTCCAGTGTTTGTAGTAACAAAGCTACTCAAATCATATGAAAGTTGATTTGGGTTTACACTGGCATTATAAGAAGAAACGGTGAAGTATTGATATCCATAATCGGAAGAATTATGTCCCTGACCATCAGTAGAAGCAAGACCAATACCTTCAACAAAAATCTTATCACCAGATCTGAATGGTGCTGTCGTAAATCCCAAAATAGGTGTGGAAATACTAAGAGTTACCTGATTATCTGTACTGGAAGCGACACTAACAATAGAAATTCCATTATCGTTACCAACAGTAGCAGCACCATAAACAACATCGTCTTTAAGACCAACTGGATTTCTATCAATTCTTACACCAGCGGTTTCTTCACCATCAACAAGAGTCGTTGGACTTACTGCACTTCCAGATAATTCTGTCGAACCTTGGAAATCTGTAACCACATCTCCAGTAGATGAATCATAGAGAACCAATCCTGGTGGTGTCAGATAATTTTTACCACCACTCTCAACAATAATGGTATCAATGGTTTGGAAGTTAGTTACAGACAGTTCATTTGGAACATTAGCAGTTGGTGTTAATGTTTTATCTGAAGGATAAGAGAATCCAGGTGTGAGAAGTCTTACATCTTCAAGTTTTCCAATTGTTGAAGAATTAAGTCTCAATATAGAATCTACGCCCTCTGCAGAAGTAATACTGGAAATACTTGGTACAGTTTCATATTTAAGTCCACCAAAGACAAGTTTTACATTGGCAATAGATCCAGTAGCCGTTGTAGATGTCGTGGTGTATTCAAGAGAATCAGACTCAGAAAGATTATAAGTTATTTTTTCAGGAACCTGAGTAAGGTTGACATTAAATGTGGTACTGGTAACACCCGTGACTTTGTAAGTCCCACTAAACTTACTATTAGAATATTTTAATTGATTATATGCGTTGACATCTTTATCAGATGTACTAATAAATCCACCTTTATCAAAATTATAATAAAGAATTGATGGGAAGTTTGTAGAGAATCCAATAGTGGCACCAGCACCAGCTGTACCATTGGTGCCAAATGTAGAAACTAAGAAGTTAGTAGTCTTTCCTGTCGATACCACAGGATTTTGATATTCATCATCATAGTAAACTTGCAAATTATATCCAGACAAAGTTGGATCTTCAAGATTAAATACGACATCATTATTTCTGAAAATCTCAATGGGTGGATTGACAAGAGACAGTGTTTGTGATGTTCCACCAACTGATGTAAGACTTACAAAAGTTGGAGGTGAAGAAATAGCGTCCAGTCTAGTCTCAGTTAGTCTGAAATTATCCTTATCAATGGCAAAGACATAGTAGCTACCAGTTGATAGTCCACCAATTACTTCACTGGATTCATAGTATACTTTAACACCAGTAGTGTAATCGTGATCGGACAATGTAATAATATTTGTACTTGTGTTAACTCCAGCAGAACTAATAGCAACTGGATTTACAAGAATTTTTTCCTCAGCAATTTTGAAAACAACAGTTGAGGCAGCACCAACACCAGTGCTCAATCCAGATTTCACTGACAGTTTAATAATATCATTATCAGCAAGACCATGAGTTTCACCAGTTGAGACTGTCGCTGTTATTTTCTTAACATCTGCAGTTATTTGCTCAAATCTAGATGCAAACTGGTAATCATACAGATTTGTGTAAGATACATCTCTAAAGAAAACTTGGTCTCCGTTCAAAACGGTTGCCAGACCAATCGTGTCTTTAGAGTTCTTGACGGCATAAACCAAGTCTGGCAAATAGAAGACAGTTCCTGTTGGGCTTGTTGATACACCAATTGATGTGGTTCCCAAACCAACAGAGAAAGTAATTGGTTGGTTAGTTTGGAATGGATGGTTTTCTAAGAAGATATTCTGAGTTGGAATAGTTCTTGTTTCAATTCTATTATTAAATCTATAGGATCTAGATGTTGTAAATCCTGCGGTTATTCCAATACCAACAGCTTCAAATGGATTAAAGTTAACAGTATCTTGTTCTTTAGATTCGAAATATGGTGTCTCTACCGAAATATGAAATCGTTGTGGTGGGTATGTAACTGTCTCACCAGCGGTATGTCCTACACCACCACTTGCGGTTTCAGATGGAAATCTTTGAACTCGGATAATACCGTCACCAGAAAAAACATTCAGAATACCAAAAGTTTCATTTGAAAGTTTAACAGAACTTCCAACGGAAATAGGAACATTCGTAACAGTAATATCGGTTGTCATTCCACTGGCACCAGTGGTTCCCATACCAACAATTAATTTTGCTGGTTCCACAAAAGTATCAATTACATGAGCACCATCAAGGTTTTGAACAAACGTTGAGAGACCTGTAATTTGAACAACATCATTATCATTCAAGTCAAAATTGGGTGAAATCGAAACTTCTACTGTTTTATTATCTCTCCACTTAACAATAGCGTTTTCATAACTTGTTTCTGTAGAAGCAACACTAAGGATAGATCTTCCACCGATTTCAGATACTTCAGCAGCAAGTCCAAATCCAGTGTCAGTTTCACCAAAGTTTATAGTGTCTCCAACTGCATATCTGGCATTTCCAGTAGAAGCAACGCTGATAGATTCTACAGATCCAGATCCAACAATATCAACAACAGAATCTTGTGAGAATACTTTGTATGGTTCAATTGCAAAGTCATATGATGCACCTCTTTCACCAATCTTTTGTGGGAAAGTATTTCTGATAAGATCCGAACTGTTAAAATCAAATCTTTGGTCAATAGAAAAAGCAGGGTCTACGTTTTCAAGTATAGTTTTTGATCTATAGGAATTGCCAATGAAGAATGGGAACTGTGGATTGTTATTAGAATCAATGGTTGCATAGTATGCATAAATTCCCTCTGGGAATTCATTGGTAATTGTGAATCTACCATTGAATTCGTCAAGATCACCAACATCAGTGAATCTGTAATCTTCGACAAAGAAACCTAATGGGAATGTAGTGGAATTTGGTCTGTTAGAAATAAAATTGATATTTGCTGTATATCCAGTTCCTACTCTCTTAGTACCACTCTGGATGTTCTCAGGATCATTATAACCGTAAGATCCATAAATTGGATTTCCATCATAAGCCCATCCAATAATTGGTGAGTGGAATGCTCCATTATCACCAAACGCATTCCTTAGTGTAACACCATACCCAATAGCAGCATACTCAAGACCTTTCTCTGGTGTGGGTGCTACGATCTCGCCACCATTGTCATTAATTTTGGCAAACTTATTAACACCTAAACGTCTCACAGACGCATTCAGAATTGCCCCAGAACCAACTGAATTAGCCTTAATGGTGGTTGTATCCTTATCGTAGTTTAGACCCTGTGAGAGGACGACTACAGAGGTGACTACACCCACATTATTAGTAAGTGCTCTTAGTCTAGCACCAGTGCCAGTTGTAGCAACTCCAACAGGATTAGAAGAGACTTCAAGTTCTGGTGGAGAAGTATATCCACTACCACCACTAAGAACAAACACGCTATCAATTCTGCCATTTAAGATGACTGGTCTTACTTCAGCACCAGTTCCACTTACAACGGTAATTCCTGGTGTTCTCTCAAAGTTTAGAATCTCAGATCCATAATCAGTTCCTGGTTCATAAAGATAGGCATCAACAATAGGACCACGAACAATTGGAGTTGCTGTGAATGTTCCCTCTTCTTGTTGTGTGGTTACAGCTTTGATTGTAACGACAATTTCTGGATATTTGAAGATATGACTTCCAACACCGACTGTTTCGAGAGAAACAAATTTATTCCTATTAAAATTCGAAAGATCTGTTCCACCTACACCAGCATTAACAAGTCTGAACTCATTTTCAGAAACATTCAGAACTTTATACTGAACTGTAGTTGAAAGTCCAGAAATAGCAGTATCAAAGAATTCATACTCTACAAAATCACCATTAGTAAAGTTATGATTATCAAAGACAACACTGTCATTTGCAGTGTTAATACCTGTTGACTGAACAATGAGTTTTCTATTAGAATATCCTTGTCCAGGGTTAAGAACATTAAGCCTATCAATCTTAAGCTTCTTATCTGTAGTTCTGAACTTCATCAGTCCAGCATTATTCTCAGTTGTAATACCAATAGTGTTGATTCCTAACTGAGCATCCAGTTTTGTATTGTGAACCTGAATAGTACGACTGTTGATAAACTTAGAAAAATAAATGTTTCCAGTTTGAAGTGTTAATCCTTGTACAGCGTCATTATCTGTATTAGTTGCAATACCAAGTGCTGGGTTTCCTAATGCGTTGTATACAATAGGATCACCTGTTTGGAAATTGTGTTGAGTTTGGAAAGTAATAGTATTATCAGAAGTATCAACACCACCACCTTCAGTAAGGACATTGGCATTAAAGAATACCTCTCTAAATTCAGAAGCAAGGGTTGCTGATGCAGTTGCACCATCACCATTACCACCAGTAATCTCAACGGACAGAACTTCTTCAATATCAAAGTTTACTGGGTCAACTAAAATGTCTTCAAAAGAACCAGTAACTACAGGTTGAACTAAAGCGGTTGTTCCTGTTGCAACTGGTGAGTCACCAACAACTACTTTTGGTGTATTTGCAACGTCATAGTTATTTCCACCATTAAAGACATTAACTCTATTGAGAGGTCCGTAAAAAACAGATTCATCAACTTTATAGTTTGAAATTTCTACACCATTAATCAACATACCAGTTGATCCTGTGGGTGTAGAATCTTTACTGCCAGTTCTAAGATTTTGACTTAGTGGGAATTTTTTAAGTAATTTTTGTGGTTGAATTGATCCTTCTCTTTGTTCAGCAAGAATAAAATCATGAGGACCACTATCAGTTGGATTGAATCTAACAAAAGAACCAGCTGCTAAGAATGATCTAGAAAGGGATAATTTAATTCTGTTATTATTCGGTGCTGGTTGAACCTCTACAAAATAACTGGCATTTGTCGATAATCCAGAAATAGCGGGAATTCCACTTGCTGGAGAGTATACAATTTCATCTCCAGTAAAAAATGGAACAACATCAGGAAAAGAAAGAGTGTCGTATGACAATTCATTAATGTCATAGTTTTGAATTGCCCCAGACGCTGTAGAAGCAGTAGCAATTTGAATTTCTGTTGTTACTGGTCTAATAACATAAGAAGGAAGTGAGTTTGATGCAACGTATGCAAACTCGTTATTTTCAATATATGTGTTCAACACATCAGAAGACACTACATTATCACCTAAAGACAATGGTGCTCCAAGACTGGAAGATGTGTTAATTCTTTTTCTTATATCGTATGCGTCTAGTGGGTTGAGACCAGAGTAATCACCAGCACCAAGTGTGACTGCGTTGTCAGTTAGGTTTACGTTAATTACTTCTAAATTGGAAGCGGCAATTGTTTGTGATGCTCTTTCCACAACATCAACAATATCACCCAACTTCAAACTAGATCTATCGATTGTGGCATCAAGGTTAAAAGTAGATCCACTGAAAGAAGTGACAAAATATCTTGCGGAGGTATTGTAGATCCAAGAATTGTAGAAGATTTTCTCATAAGAGTCATCTTGTTGGTCATTACTAATAACTTGACCAAGATTTTTAACAGAGATCAATGCTCCTTCTACAGCAGAGAAAATATCTTCTGTTTGTACAAATTTGTTTAAAACACCAGTCAATACAAATCTTACTGGTCTTGTAAGATCATTCTCCTCAAAAGCATAAACTTCTAGAGATTGTGTAATCTCAGTTCTTGGATTAATACTTTCAGTTAAACCTTCACAACCAATAAATTGTGTAATTGTTTTGTCTGTGTAGGTTACAACATCGTTGCCAACAGAAAATGATCCAGATTGTGGAAATCCAATTGTAGAGTCTACGGTAATTACGCTAGATCCTGCGGAGTGATCTCCAATCGTAAAACTGCTTCCAGGAATAACAAACTTACCTTCAATCAGACTCTCATCATCAAAACCGATGAAAAGTGAGATTTTATAATAGGTTTGAACACCGATATCGTCTGTGGTTCCTCTTGTGAAAATTTCAACTTCTGAAATTGGTCCACTGGCAGCACCAATGCCATTAGATAGTTGAGCATCTTGGAAAAGGGTTGTTCCAGAGATTAATGCTGGATTACCACTAATAAGTTTTGCAACTACGACTTCTCTACGAACATAGTTTGCATATGATGGTTTGGAAAGAAACTGCTCAAGGTCAATTACTTTGGAATCAATGCCAAAGAGAACCTTCATCAGAATCTTGATAGATTCTTCCGTACCTTTACTTTGATATAAACTTCTAGACTCTTTAATGAAATTATTTACATCAAGATTATCCGCAAGTGGACTATTTTCTAATCCAGGTGTATATAATCTTTTGAGTTTATTGTAAAACTCCTTAAGAAATAGCGCACTGAGGTTCTGAACACTAGTTCCAGCAGAGTGAGATTCCGCAACCGTTTCGGAAAATACTAATTCCTCTGGATCGTTAGGTGCTCTATATGAGGTAATGCCAGAAAAACCACGAACAACACCAGTAAAGGAATTTGTAGTTACTCCAGTATATGTGATAACCTCATTACCTAATTTGATTAATCCGTATTCTTGCGGAAAACCTTTGGTGTTGGTTACAAATATTTCCGTATCTGTCGTTGAAATACCAACAGTTACCGTGGACATTCCAGAAATGACATCTGGAGTCAGTGTTTCTAGTCTGAGGTATTTGTCAATATTTTCACCGAGATCTACTGGACCACCAGCAAATTCTTGCGATGTATAGTAGGTTTGTAAAAAATCCACTACAAGCGGATTTTCATCTTTAATAAACTCAGGGAGTTGACTGTTTACAACATCCTGAATTTTAACTCTGGTATCAAAGACAGAATTCGTGTTTATCATTTCCTACTTAATTGTCCGTTGGTATAACTGGATGCTACAGGGAACCCTACTCCTGAAATTTGTTCACCCGATGAAATGGTGTCCCTTGCCATATTTATGGTACTATTTGAGATATCCAGTTGCAAATACAGGTCTTTCAGACCAATAACATCATTGGATTCTGGAACTGCCTGAATTTCAATAATTCCGTCAGATTTAACTGTTGATGTTATATTAACTGTGTTGATTAATATTTCACCTTTTACATAATCAATGGTTCCAGCGGCAGGAACAACCACAATTGGACCAGCATCAGATTCTTTTACAATTGCAATAGCACCTTTTAGTTTATCTGCGTTTGGAACGTCAGTAAAGTACAAAAGATCGGAAGATCCTTGAACTGTGAATCCTGTACTTTTAATATTGAATCCTTCACTAACAACATGGAACTCATTTCCATAGCAAAGTTCATATTGCGTGAATGAATTAAGAATAGATCTCAAATTACGTCTAATAATCACTCTCGTGATGTTAGAAGTAATAGCTTCATTAGTATTATCAATAATTTTTACAGTTTTACTATATTTGAACCTACCACCAAATTTGTTTAAGTCAATAGAGTCTGCATAAGTGTTCAAACTCGATGTAACATCACTTTGAAGTTGATTTACGTCAGAAACTTGAGCAGCATTGAAAAATACCGTGGATTGCAGTTCAATAAACAGAAGTTTCAGATCCTCAATTCTTTGATTAACACCAGCAACGGAAAAATCCTTCAATTTGCTCAAAATTTGACTTTTTGTGAAGTCAGATAAGAATGTTCCGTTTTTAGGTTTGATACTCAGTACAACAGTCCCAAATTCTGGGGGATCTAACTCTTCACCACCAACAACAGAGACAGATTCTGTATCTGGGTAAATTCTTTGGACAATAGCTTCATAATCTTTTGCAGTTACCGCTCTATATTGAGAAGAGTACAGTCTTGGTGCATAATATTTTACAGAGTCAATAGATTCAATATCAGAACCATTAACTGCAGACTGATTCGTCGTTACAGATACTGTATTCGTTGGTAAAAACGTAGCTCCAATGCTATTTGTTACTGTTCCAGTATATGAGAAGTTTGTAGGTCCATTTCCTGAAGACCCATCAGTTACAATATAAGAAACTTCAATAATAGAACCATCTTCTAACTTTTTGCCAAAAATACCATCACCAAAAAGTAATTCATATCGTTCATCTGAAATTTCTTGAATAAGATAGATCTCAGAGATGGATGTAACGTCAATAATATTTTCTACTTGCTTATATTCACGACCAACGGTGTCCTGAGGACCTCTTACAGTCACTCTGATGGAACTTGTATCGATTCCTGGGTTATCTAAGATAAATCTCTGATTGACTGATGCATTGACCTGAAACTGCTTTGTAAGCAGTGTACCCTGGTAGACATCTATTGAACTAAACGATGCCCTTCTAGGTCCATTTCCGTTGGTGTCAGCCCCTGTTAATACACTAGTTGTGGTGATGTCCTCAGGAATCGAAAATATGACTGAACTATTGTCTGCAGAACCAACAGCGACCAAACCTTTTTCAAGAGTTACAGTGGGACTAGTTCCTGTATACTCAATGTCAAAACTTACCTGTGCCTGTGCAGATTTTCTTGATCTAGGAACATATCCAATGTTTCTAGCAAGAGAAACTACGTTTTCTCTCAACGTAGCGGAGTCAATGAACGACTCATTCACCACCATATTGGTGTTGAACGCTGTAATGTAAGTATTATATGCTAAAGTGTCGATAAGAACAGCAAAGTTCGACCCTTCAAAGTCAAAATCGGTAAAATTCGAGTTCGCTCTCAAATAAGACTTAATAGAAGCCTTAATTTGATCAAAATCTAAGTTTGTAAACTTGGTTAGTGGCATTTATCTCGTAACCTCAAGTAAGAAGGATACATTTTGCGGTGGTAAATCTTGTCCAACAATGTCAAAAAAGACATTTACTTCAAAACTATTGTCGTCTGGTCTTGGAAACACCTCAACATTCAAATTTGCGGCTCTTGCTTCATAATTTAAGATGGTTTCTTCAATTTGATCTGCTATTACAGCCGCAGTACCATAATCACAAAACCCAAATAGCGTATCTCTAACGTCAGAACCCAAATCTGGGTTAAAAAATCGCTCAGTTGGAATAGTTTCTACTAAATTACGCACAGAGCGTGCGATTGCACGCTCATTTGTAAGCACAGGAAGGTCTTTTGTGATTGGGTGTGGTGCAAAAGACAAAGAAATGTCCTTAAATGCCCTAGATGTGCGATTTAGTGCCATGAAAAGGCATAATTTTAGATTATGAACCTATTTATCAGGTTTTCCATAAGTTGGTTCGGTTCCATATTCCCAATCATCGTAATCTTCGTCATTACGAATCTCTTCATGAAGCACAGTTTGACGCTTCATGTCATTAATATGGTCTCCAACGACTTCTCTCAACATTTTTTCATGCATTCGAGCACCTAAATTGTCCAAAAAGTCGCTTTCTGGTAAATTTTGCATGGGAGAATCCTCTCTGTAAGTCCGTTAGAACTTTTAGAGGGGTTGCTATCCCTTATTTTTATTTATTTTCCTCTTCTTGATCACTTTCTTCAGGTGTTTTCCAGAAATATTCATCCGTATCACCCAGTCTAGCCCATTTTAGACCAATTTCAGTCCTATAAAACTTAGTAGAAATTTTAAAATCAGGAGTTTTTGGTGATTCTGGAGTCCTAGATGGACTATACAGTCTCATTCTATTATTGGGATATAGAACGAACTGACCGTTTTCTAGTAGTAGACAATTGTGAGACTTATGTTCTTCAGGCATTTCACTAGTTCCACAATCAATTTTATCATTGTATGGATGATAGTTATCTAAACTGAATAGATATTCTCCTTTCAAATGTCCAAAGTCACGAGTTCGTACTTCAAAATCCAATTCTCCAATATGTTGTTTCTTTATACAAATAACACCATAACTCATACAATCCCAAAATTGGAGATTTGTAAGATCTAAATCAGGCTCTGGAGTTTTTGGAGACGAGACAAATGCAGAAATTGGTAATTTATCATATAGTGCCCCATATTCAGGCAAATATGTCTCAAAATAAAAAGAGCGTCCAGGTAAGGACTTTGCAGTCACCCAGACGCCTTCTACAAACTCGCCATGACCGTCCTGAAGGTCTCTCAGGTATTCTTTACGAACCCAGACTTTTTGTGGAGGGAGATTAGCAATCAAACATGCCATGGTGATTTTACATTACTACATGTATGTATTACCCCCTACCTTGTCCCCGATACCTCTTACGAGCCGAGTTACGAGACGTTGCTGAGAGTTTGGTATTCTTTGATTTACCCTGACGAGTTGTTTTGGGTTTACCTGGTTCAAAGTTAAGACCAGAAATACCGACTTTACTGCGTACTGCCATTGACCTCAATAGTTTCAAATGTAATTTCGGAGGGGTCTGGTCTACCAGTGCTGTAATAAGACTGTGCCAGACCCTCCATTTCGTCGAAGAACTGTTCTTCTGTCAGATTGCTGACGAGCACCGAACCCTGACAGATGATATTATACAACGTCTTGGGTCGGTTTGTCATCAGATAACCCTCATCTTTTCGTGACCGACACGAATGCGTGGGTCACACCAGATTTCATATCCTGCATCGATGGCATCGAGACAGAAAGATACGTCCTCACCACACATGTCCTGAACTTCACCAGAGTTGAAGCGTTGCATCTTAGGTGCGAACCAGGGATACTCCATCTTCTCATTCTCAAACACACCGTGCTTGATCAGAACCCAACCAAAACCAGTGTAGTCAACAGTGAAAGGTTTACGACGCTTGGACATCGTATCACCAGTTTCGTGGTTCATGACACCACCATTGTTCTTGAAGTCATCTTCTTCAAGCCAGTGAGCAACGGAAGAAGTGCTACCGTCTTCGGTCAGATACCAACCACAGGCAATCTCTTTCTCCATCAGAACCAACTGATAGAACTTGTCAGTATTGAAGACGATATCAGAGTCAATCCAGAGTTGATAATCATACTTCAGTTTCCCATCCCAGGGAATCTGATTGGGACCACGCAGAACGTTTGCACCGAGGCACTTGCAACGGGCAAAGTTCACCATGGAACTGTAATCTTGTGAAATTTGAATTTGAGCACCAGCACCGACCAAATCAAAACACATCTGAGTGAATGATTTCAAGAATGCGAAAGAGCAACCACGACCAGGCATACAGAAGACAATTGACTTGCCCCTGATCATTTCTTTTGCCTTGTCGTAATCCCACTCTCCACCTTGTTGTGCAGCAGGTCGTTCTGGGGCTTTTGCTTTAACAGTGAATCCTTTAGCCATAACCTAGAAAATCTACATCAGTATTCTAACAAAGTATATATCGTTTGTCAAACGAACCATTTAGTATCATAAGTTGAGTCTACACAACCATATTGACCAGTCGGTACAAAATTAAATGCCAACGAGTAACGAGGTTTTTTGCCACGGTGTAATCCGACACGATGCTGCAAATAAGCAGGAAAAAATACAACCTGACCGTGCTTCGGACGATACCAACTAGAACCAGCGGTATACTCATTGTCATTTACTACGGGATGAATAAAGAAACTTCCAAGATGATCGAGTGGAGAGAAGAAACCTAAATCTCCTCCGTCTTCCTCATAGTCATCAAAGTAAAGAACTCCAGCATAGTAGCAGTTCTTATGAAAGTGTCTTTCAGAAAATCCACCAGGAAGCGTCTTCGTAATCCATGAGGTGGTGATACGAAACTCCTCCTCATACCGAAAGAAGTCTTCAGTAATCTGATTGAATCTAAACTCAATCTCTTTCTTTACTTCTGGATAGAACTCTAAAATCCTGTGATTGATAGTCGCATAAGATTTTGCGACATGACCAATCTCTTCACGATATGAGTTATCTTCTGTATAGAATTCTGGGAATGATTCGTTGTCAATATAATTGTACTTTTCGGGTTCAATCAAAGAGCACAGTTCATCCTTTACATCTGAAACAAACAGATTTGAAGGAAATAACGGTACTGCATCATAAGTTTTGTTCATAAAGTAATCTTGCCTCCTCGACAATCATATCGACATGTTCGTCAATGTTATCTTCATTGAGCGTAGAAAAAATTTCATCGAGTCTATCCATAGAGATATACCCAATACTATTATAACCTCTTTCAATTGTAATAGCTTCGGCACGTTCTAATGCCTGCATTGAATAGTCCATAAAATTTACTGAAAGATTTCTTCCCACCAAAAGGTGCTTACGCCATATTCATAGTTAGTTCCAGTCGAAGCCACTGCTCTGTTCAGTCTATAAGTGTTGGCACTATTGCCATTGGCACCAAACATGATTGTATATGTTCTTTCATCGGTGCTATTTGGTTTGTCAACGTAAACAAAATTACTCATTCTAGGAGTGCTAGAATCATCAGCATCGTAGAAATCACTAATGTAATGATTGTATTCTACAAGACCTTCTGCTGCATTCCGATTATATCCTTCATATCCAGTACGTCGGATAATGGTAGGAACCATATTACCACTCTCATCTTCAATTAACTCGGCAATCTTAAATCCAGTATTATGAGTATTTGGTTCACCAAATATATTCCAATGAATGACAATTAGACTATTTGTAAAATATGGAGTAATCGTTGCTCTTACAGGACTAATCTCTACAAAGTATTGTCCAAAAACGGTATCATCCGATGACCAGTTAACACCATTTGATGCTGCCGCTGTATAAGTGAAGTAACCATTTGTCATGCCATCTGCACGACCATAACCCCTTTGAACTACTTGACCTGTACGATAGTCAGATGCTTGAATACCAGCGTTAGGATCAGGTTTTCTTTGATATCTGGCTTCTACCTCATCCTTACTATAGACATCGGAGATTTGACCAGTTACTACTAGATTACCTTCGACCGTACTGAACTTACTATCTGTAATACCAGATTCTATTTTCATGACTTTCTCAGAATTAAGCAGTTGTCTTCTTCGTCAATAATCCATTCTAAATCATCCCCTTCTTCCCATCCGAGATCTAAAATCATCCACTCGGGAATTACAATCATAGGATCCCCAGTTACAGGATCGACCTCTACGGGTACAATTTCATGCCCATAATTTTTGTCCATATAGTTGATCCTCACACTGTTTTTATATATGGGAAAAAAATTTTGAAAACAAGTGAAATCGTTATAGCGATCTCGAATTGGGTCGTTTATAGCTTAGGAGGACCCATTAAATTATAAACCCCCATCGCAGGCACGAACGGCACAACGAAGGGGGCATAATACTGGCGAGACACTGATAAGAACTGCCAACGGATTCACTGCCCTCATTATAACATAAGGACTGCCAGTTGTCAACACTTAGTCACGCATAATACCTGACAGCTAACTGCTCATATTGGTCCTGCTGTGTATACTCATCGTCCTGCCAGTAGTCATCAACAACCTCACCCAAATCATAGGACTCGATGACACTCTCATAGTCGTCGTAAGTATACTCGTCCCCCATAAGAACTGCCCCTGAGTAACACTAACGTATTATACCATATTTATCAGAAGACTGCCAAATTATCGGGGTTTTCTGATATTTCTGGTCCTGGGGGTTGACAACACTCGCTCTTCATAGTACACTCACTAAACTCACAACAACCCCGCACATTATCAAACATTAAAGTATATTTAATTAAACCTTTTTTAATAGTGGAAAAATATACCAAACCTGTTATTTATTTGTGTTTCTGAAGAGGTCAAATTACATCACATCCCTGTCTACAACTGGATGCGGAGTTTTACATACTTTTTCCACAACTCCTGTGGAAAACTATCAATTAACCTGTGGAGAAAACATACACTTTTACCCCCAAATTACTTCGTTATTTCTCTAATTTTGTGCAAGTCCTCTGGGAATATCACGACCCGACATTGACAGGACTTATGTAACAAGTCCTCCTGGACGGTTTCTGATATACAGAGAGAAATGTATG